GGCAGTCGTGCCGTAATCCGCGCCGATGTCGAGCACCACGGCATCACTGTAGTCGACGCTCCCGTACATCCGGGCATAGTCTCCGAATTCGCTCATCCGACGCCCGCCTCCCGGAGATTCCGCGCCATCGCTTCCGGCCACGTGTCGCGCTTGTAGCCGTGGCGGTTCCGGACGCCACAGTAGGGATCCCAGCAGGCGCCCATGTCGATCTGGGTGACGGCTGGGAACTCGGAGGCGAGGCGCCAGATCAGGGGCTTGGCCGGATAGCCCAGCGACCACGAAACTACCACGGATCGGCCTTCGTTCGCGGCACGCACCGCATCTATCTCGTCGGTGATGTCGAGGTAGAGCCCTTCCAGATCATCGAGCCCGCGATCCGGCGGAACAGCGATGAACCCAACTGCATCCAATGTTCCCAGCACGAACGACTCGTCCAGCGTGCTTGGCCCCACGACAATCAGTGGATGGCTACGCAGCGTCCCGATGAACGGCCCGAGCTCGCCCCGCACGTTGGCCGACGAGATGATCTCCTTGTGCACCCAGCGCACGTTGCGCTCGCACTTGCCGAAGTCCGGATCAGTCAGCCGGTGCGGGTCGAGCTCCGGCACGTTGATCCCGTGCTCGCGCAGCCACGCCTCAGCGGCCAACCGCTTTTCGCTGCCGGGTCGGCCGGGATTGTACCCGTGGAACGTCAGCCGCGGCTCGATCAGCACCTGCGACAGGACCTTGCCGACTTCGGGGTTGAAGGCGCGGCCGTCGGAGTTTGTGCCGATCTTGCCGACGATCGCCAGGAACTCGCCATCGCCGCCGATGTTGGTGTAAGTGAACGGCGTGCCGTCCTCGACCAGCTTCGTCCAGTCGTCGATGGTCTGCGGGACGGGGATCATGTGGGTTGCCTCAACAGTCGCATCAGTTCCGCCTTCCGGCTGGTGCGCGCCGCGTTCCGGGCACGGCTGCCAGACCGGTTGTCGCGGCTCGCGATTGTGTGCTCGATGATCGGCTGCTCGCTGAGCGGATACGCCCACTTCTTGTCGAAGACGTAGCAGTAACGCCCGGGCAGATCCGCCGTCGTGATGCCCTCGATACAGGTTGTCAGGTACCACAGGTTCTTCTGCCCGCCGCCCTGCGTCAGGCCGCGTTCGCGGAATACGCGGTTGAACGCGATCCAGTCGTCGAGCAACCGACGAGCGCCGCGGGTGTCGCCAAAGAAGAGTGTGCCGGACAGCAGCCGGTGCGGCCGGTTGCACGGCTGCCCGGAAACGCAACGGCACACGTCATGGCGGCGGTGGCCCTTTGCGGGGCCGGCAAACCAATGGACCCCGAAGTCGACGCCCTGTGTGCCCAGGTTCTCGAAGTAGCTTTCACAGTCCCTGTGGACATAGGCATCGACGTCGATGTAGAGCATCGGCCCGCCCACTGCGTTACGTGCTTCGCGGATCGCCTCCGGCTTGAACGCCGTGTTCGCGTACCAGTCGCCGCGGTCCGGGTATCCCTTGATGCGGTGGCGCATCCCGACGCGCTCGAGACTGGCCTGCAGCAGCCGCGCCTCGTGCTCATAGGGCGTGCCGAGCGAGTAATACGCGACGACTATCAGGCGGCCTCCTCGACGGCGAGGATCTCCATCGTCCGTGCAAACACCCTCGCCGGATCGTCCCACGCATGCTTCACCAGCTCGATCGGCGATCCGGTGTGGTTCGCTTCGTGGTACCGGTGCATCTTCACTGGCCAGTACTGCGGCTCCATGGGCCGGCCGTGCTCGTCGTTCACGGAGCCCGGAGCGACCAGCCCGTCGGCATGCGTGATCATGAGCAGCGGCCGGCCGCAGAGCACGGCGAGATGCGCGAGGCCGGCATCGGTCGCGACGACGAGCTTGGCGGAGTGCATGGCCTCGATCGTCGCGTCGAGGTTGCGCTCGAACTCCCACGCACGGACGGCCGGAACCTCCTGCGACGAATCGGCCGCGCCGCCCGCGAACACATTCAGACCTTCGGCGTTCAGCCGCGCCGTCAGGTCCACCCAGTGCGGCCAGTTCTTCTCGGCGCCGTAGTTGCGCCAGCGCGGGCAGACGACGACGTCGCACGAGACGCCCTGCGGCCGGTGCGGCTGCGGCACGAATCGCTTCCGCGGCCAGCGGTCTGTCGGCTTCAGCAGCTCGGCGGCCGGGAATCGCCACCTGGCCACCGCCTCGAATACGGGCGTGCCATCATCCTTCGCGTAGTTGTTGCGGCGCCTGTCATCGTGCTGGCGGTCGACCTCGGTCCATTCGCGGGCCGACGGATACAGCGCCTGCTCGCCAGCCTCGATGTAGCAGACGTCCGGCTCGATTGCGTGCACGGCAGGGACGTGCCACCACAGTTTGAGCCCGAACTCGCCGCGAAACGGCAGGACGACATTCATGACCTTCATGACCGCCTCCGGTGTATCTGCTCGAGCGCATCGAGCAGCTGTCGTCGCTCCGCCGCCACGGCCTCGCGCACCGCCTCGTAGTCGTCCTCGGCCATCAGCGCACGTCTCCGATATGCCTCGCGGACGTTCCCGCAGAGCTCGCAGGTGACGGCCTCACCGGCGTCGCGACAGTGCAGCGTCAGCCGCGCGCCGCAAACCGCCACCCGCTCCGGCGGGGAGATGACGTGAACGACGCTCATCTCATCCGCGAAGAAGTGCGAGGGCAGTTCCCACGAGAGCGGATACCCCTGCTCGCGGAGCCACTCGCCGTGGACGTCCTCGATCGCGAGGATCTCCGAGGGGCCGAGATCGCGCCGCCAGTCCGACGCGGTGCGGTGCCCCGCATGCAACTGCGTGAGCGGGTCCACGCCACGCGACGGCTCGCGCAGCGCGTCGACGCACCGCACGACGTAGTGCGGGTCGGCGTCACTGCCGATCGCCTCGAGGATGCCCCGTGTGGCGTCGACGGGATGTTCGACCGCCTCCTCGTAGCGCACGATCAGGTGCGCCGCGCCCTGCCAGGACAGCCATTCGCGGCGGAGCAGGTTGCTGAGCCACTCGACGATCCGGTCGCGGTCGCGCGGCACCATGCGTCTCCGGACCGCGGACGCGGCAACGGCGCGGAGGTCGCGGATCGTCATGACGATCGCGCCCGCGTCCAGGAACCAGTGCTGCCAGCCGTGCGCCTTCACGACGTGTTTCGGACGGCGGTTCTCGCCGTCGTAGCGGTCCTCGAAGGCCGCGTAGACGTCCTCGCCGAGGCCGATCCGGATCGTGTTGTAGAGCCATGTCGAGCCGGACCGGTGCAGGCCGCCGGAGATCACAGTGATCCGGTTCACGCGACCGCCTCCCATCGCTGACGCAGCCAGTGCGTCGGCTCGAGTTCCGTCATCCGCGGCCGGCCGTGCATGCAGACGACGCGAGCGTTCTCGGGTAAACCGGTCTGGCAGTGCGCCTTGCTGCTCACGACGAGGCCCGGGTAGAGATCCTGGATGAAGTGGCCGCGGCCCATGAACCGCTTCGTGAACTCATCCGAACGGCGGCGAAAGGTTCGCATGTGAGCCTCGGGATCCTTCGTGAACTGGCGGTAGATGTCCGCCATCTCGTCGCCGCTCCAGAGCATCATGCCGGAACCGATCATGTTCTCGCGGTAGCGGAAGAAGTCACGCAGGAACGCTCGAGGCCCGGTGTAGCCCGTGAACGGCACCAGGTCACCGGTGATCACGGTGTCGAGGTCGAAGTAGATCACGAGATCGTCGAACAGGCCGGGCGTGAACAGCTCCTGCTTCGCCCACCAGCCCGGCCAGTCGTGACGAAGCGGTTCGACGCAGACTCCGCGATCTATTCCGCGCGGGTCGTCCGTGAGACAGACAAAGTCGTGGTCGACGGGAAGGTGACGCTGCACCCCGGCATACAGCCGGTTCACCCATTCGGCGGTGTACGTCCCGCCGCCGGTCCGAAGCACCGTGACGACCGTGATCACTTCCGCGCTGCCTCCGCCGCCATCCGCAGCACATCATCACCGCTCGGCCGCACGATGCGGCTGTCGGTGCGCACGGCCGCCGCCTGGACGTCGAGTCGGAACGCCGAGTCCTCGATGCGCCGGCCGCGGACCAGCCGATAGACGTGCCCGTCCGCCGCCAGCCAGACCCAGCCTTTCGACGTCAGTCGTGGCCCGGGCTCGAACCGCTTCCGCTCGATCTCACCGCGCTCGCGGCGCTGCCTCGCCTCACCCATCGCGGGGCTCGCTCGGCTCTGCCGTCAGCGCGACGAGCTCGGCTATGCACTCTGGAACACGGTCCTTCCAGACGGCCGATCCTGCCAGATCCCACAACAGCCGCGTCAGTTTTGGCGAAGCCTTCGCGGCTCGGGCTGGACGGTCTGCGGTAGATTCTGCGGAGCGGAGCCATGCGTGCTCGGTCACTTTGCACGGGGTCGAATCGCTCAACCGCCGTGCATCTCGCGCCGCCGAAACCCGCCAGCAGTATGCGTCGGCCCGATGCACGTCCGGCGTCCATTGTTCCGCAAGTCGGGAGGCGAACCAGAGGGGCCGCCCGTCCTCGTCGCGTTCGATGAGGTAGAACGGAGTGGAGCGGTCGATTGGTCGGTGGCAGCAGACATACTCCCGCCCGGATGCTGCGTCGGAGCGGAGCGCGGCGGCGTAGTCCATCGCGATCCTTCGCAGCGCGATGTTGCGAGCCTCGAACGACCACGAGTACTCCGCCGGGTTGCGCGCCATTGTATTCAGCACCGTGCCCTCAGCAATCGCCACGATCTCATCGGCCGTGTACGGATACGTCCACGGTTTCCGCTCCGCTCTCGCGGCGTTCTCGCTCATCGCCATGATCCTGCACCCCCTTTCCGGGCGTGGAATACGTCGCCGACGTTTCCCCAACGGTCGCTCCGGATCCGGCGGGTCGAGTCCGGGAACTGCACGACCGTCTTACAGTCGGCCTTGCCGCCACGCGGCTCGCACTGGACCGCGACGATCTGGACGCGCTCGGTGGGGCCATCGGTGCAACCTGCGGCGGCGATCACCAGAGCGATCACAGCGTCGCGGCTCTGTGAGCCTTCATGTCGCGTCCAGGAGTGGCGCCGGCTTGACCGCCTGCGTGATCGTGATCTCGACACGTTCCGGCTCGCCCCAACGCTTCTCCAGCCGCTCTATCACGATCTGGCTGTCATCGGCGTACAGAACCCCGGTGAGTGCGTCTTCGACGCCGCGCGCCAGCTTCAGAACGTCCGGCCGCTTCGCCGGGAATGACTCCCGTTGCCCCTTCGCTGACAGCTCGCCCTTGCTCGTGAAGTGACCCTTCGGCCGAGCCACGTAGAACACGAAATGCACGTCGAGCGGATCGCGAAGCAGGCCGGCGCCGTTGACGTGGCGGCCGGCGACCTGCGCGACCTCGGCCTTCCAGGGCTTCGAGTTCTTGTTGGCGTCAGTGAGAACGACGCGGTTGCTGTTCTTGAGCCGGAATGCGCGCTTGCTGCCTGCGGGCTTCGCGGTGCCGAACACGGTGAACTGGATCATGATTCCTCGTCGTTTCTGGCGGATCCATTCGCCGAACCGCACGCCGTCAACCGTCACGACACCGTCGCGGACTTCGATGCCATCCCCCTTCTTCGGCCGGCCGTTCTTCGAGGCTCGCGCCGGCTTCGTCCGCCGCAGATCGATCACCGGAGCGCGCTCGACGGGTGGCCGCTTGTGGTGCTCGTCGCGGAAATACCAGCCAGGCCTCACGGCCGCGTCGTCGACGCCGCCGATCCGCGGGATTGGATCCGGTGAATGCAGCAGCTCGTCCGTGCGATCGCGGTTCTCGCGCCACCACTGCTCACGCTCTGCGGCGGTGAGCCGACGGGCCGGTGCGGGGGTGTCGGTCATTGGTCCGAGGTCTCCGGCTGACGTTTGTTCAGAACCCAGCGCGGCTTACCAGAGGTCTCGTCGTTGCTTCGCATCGTCCACGGCAAATCCTCGTAGCCGGTGCGAATCTCCCGTTGCAGGCCTTTCACAAGGCCGCGGAGCCGGCGGTACCGGTCGACGATCGGCATGAGTGTCGCACGGCTGAACTCGTACGTCGTCTCGCGGCTGCCGCAGTCGCCGCAGACTCGACGGCGCCGAACGAAGGTTCCCCTCACGATTCGTGAGTCGATCACGGTACCGAGCGATGGCGAGCCGCAAGCGGGGCAGTTGAGTTTGCTCATCGTCTGTCCTTCCGCCGAGCGAGCAGCGCTTCGGCCTGCAGCTGCAGCACGTCGCTCAGCACGCCGGACCGGACCAGGCGGTCGAGCCGCGGCGTCGGCAGCTCCTCGAGGCGCTCGAGCTTTTCGATCCGTCGGTTGATGCCGGCCATCGGGGCTTTGGTGGCGCGCGAGGGTCGTCGGGTCACGTTGGGCTGCGGCATCAGTCGAACCAGGCGTCGAGGCTGGTCATGGTCATCGCATCAGCCGCCGGTCCGGCCCGCTCATCTCGACGACTTCCGCGTCGCCGGCGATCCGGCTCGTGATCCGCTCGGCGAACGCGTCGCGTTTGATCAGCTGGTCGAGCGTCAGGTTCGAGGTGAACACGTTCGAGCGGCCCTCCCGTTTGTAGAGGATCGTGTACAGCGTCCGGACCGCGAACTCGGACATCTTCTCGGCGCCCATGTCGTCCCATACCAGCAACTCCGGTGTCTCGAACGACCGCACCACGTCGAGGGTCCGGCGTTCGGGTGAGTCGAAGGTGTCCTGGATCTGGAGCAGCAGTTCCGGGACGAACACGAACCGCAGCGACGACGGCGGGATCGCCGGATCCAGTGCCAACTCCCGCAGAATCGCGACGGCGAGGTGCGTCTTGCCGTTGCCGGCGGCCAGCGGCTCATCCTTGCGCCGGCCGAACAGGTACAGGCTCGGTCGCAGGCCGGCCCGGAACTCCTCGAGGAGGCGGCGAGCGGCTTCCAGCGCGGAGCGGTCCGGATGGGGGTCGAAGCCGTCCAGCGTGACATTGCCGTAGCGGCGGACGTTGACGCCCATGTCGTCGAGCAGGTGCCGGATCTCGGCGGCTCGGCGCTCAGTGGTGTCCTTCACCCGGCCGGACCGCATTTCCTCGAGCCGGTCGGCGCACGGGCCGCAATGCAGGGCACGGAACGCCCCCGGGATCGTCCGGGCCGGATTCTTTCCACACCGCGGACAGGGTTCGTCGGCATCCACGATTGCAGGCTCAACCGTCGCCACCCGCCGCAACGGGACTACGCTTGACGAGGCCCTCGTACTTGGAAGGTCGAGTCCCTGCGCCTTCCGGATCTCGGCCCGTCTGGCCATCAGTTCGTCGGCTGTCGGCTCTGGCTTTCCCATGCGTCCTCCCGTTTGTATCGAAGCTCTTGGCTCGCCGGAGCCAGTTACGGAACGCGGCATCGCGATTGCGAAGCGGCTTGCCGTTTCCGATGAAATGGTCGCGGAACATCGACTCCTGGACAGCCAGGTCGAGGCCCTGGGCTGTCGCGAGTTCGGCGTGACCATCCTTCGGCCTCCATGTGTCCCAGGACTCACGCGCGCTTGCGCGCCTCTTTCTAGGGACCTTCTTTACTTCTCCTTCTTTACCTTCTTCTCTAGTACTGTCCCCGCCGCTGTACCCGCCGCTGTCCCCGCCGCTGTCCCCGTCAGTGTCCCCGTCGCTGTCCCCGCCGCCTTGGTAAGCCTCGTAGTTTACAAGTAGATACGTGTCCCCTTGGATGGTGCGCTGCGCGACACAAATTCGCTCAAGATCCATCAATTTTTGGACGAAGGCCGTGACGCGCTTCTTCGACTTCCACCCCCACTTCTTCATAAGCGTGCGCACCGAAAGCGGTCGGGTTTCGCCCCTCCGGATCCGGACCACGGCCCCACCCTCGACCGCCCACGTGTGGTCAGCGTATGCCGCAGCTTGGATCATGTATTCCCACGCCTCGTATCGGCTGAACACCCGGCGCTCGTTCCAGAACGGATCGCCTCCTTGTTCCGGTGGCAGGTACATCTTCCGGCTGACTTTGATGTGCCCGTACTCGGCCATTCCCTACCACCCCTCCATGGGCTGCCCGTCCTCCCCCCGTGTCCGTTCGTGGACCCTACCTGCCGTGATGCTTCTCCAGGACCTGCTTCGCGATCGACAGCAACTGGAACTCGCGGGTCGACCCGCCGCGATCGGGATGGAGCTTCTGCGCGGCCGAGATGTATGCCTTCCGCACGGACTCAGCGTCGCGCAGCAGGGTCTGGGCGGTCGCGCCGTTCCCGCTGGCTGCCGACATGAACGCCGCGGCCGACTCGGCCGTGAACGTCGCGCTCGATCCGCCCTCGGGTGGAAGCGCTCGCCAGCCCGTGTACTGCTCGCCTCGCTTCGTGACGCCGTACCGGTCGACCTTCCGCAACGCCTCGAGCGCCAGCGCGATCGCGCGGATGTTGTCTTCCCAGCTCGTGAACGTGTCGACCGCGTACTTGAGCGGACCGAACCGGGAATCGAAGGCGAGGATGACACCCGGGTGTGAAGCGCGGGCATTGGCGTACGGGTAGCCGTCGAGCCGGATCTGGTTCTCCGGGATCGCGACCTGGATGACAAGATTCTTCGCGTCGAGCTGGCGCAGCTCCTTCTTCAGGAGATCGAGCGTCTGCCCCCAGCTCGCCTTGAAGGGTGAGCGCCGTCGTTCCAGGGCTCGCTGGCCCGGCCAGACGTCGATCGGCCGGAAGGTCGCGTCGAGGGAGTAGTAGACGCTCACGCGGCACCTCTCGGCCCGATGATCGTCGTCCCGCCATCCAGTTCAGCCGGCAGCGCGATCGCCACGGCAAGACACCACTCGACGGCGTGCTGGCCGCAGAGAGCACGATGAGCCCACCGCAACCGGCCGCGGAACGCGCCAGAGCACCACCCGGCGATCCAGTCGGCGGGCGTCCCGCACCACCGGCACGGAAGCACCCGCGGATATGCCGCGCGGGAAATGCGCGGATCGCGGTACCACCGCCACCGGTCAGCCATGGGATGCACCTCCAGCCTGCCGTATGATTCGGCACACTTTCCGGCACCACTCAGTCGCGCCGACGTGGATGCGGGTGCTCACGGCCGCCTCCATGGTACCAGCGGCGTGTCGCCGCGCACGTACAGGGGATGGCGCGGATGGCCGTCCTTCGTCGTTCCCAGACACACGACTGGCGGCAGGAGCGCCAGCACGGCACTCGCCCGGTCCGCATCGCGAGCGTTCGACCCCCACGCAGCCAACACGAGGTCGGACGGGCCAGTCAGGCGCTTGATGTGGCTGTCGTTTCCCGGCCCGATGGGGTTAGGGTGCGACCAGAGGGCCGCCGGATCCGTGGAGCGGAGGGCGTACAGGTTGAGCATGAGCAGCTGGCCGCAGCCCTCGCGCTTGGCGAACGCCACGCACCGGCGGATGGTCGGATCGTCGGTGTGAGCGTCCGCCGTCGACGGGTTCAGGCCGACCACGACCAGACAGCGTGAGGAAAGCACGTCCCATCGCCGGGTGAGCGCGTACCGGTAGGCACCGTCGGCGGAAAGGGATGCGCCCAAGGCCACGTAGCGCACGACGCTCGCCCGTACAGGGTGACCGATCACGCGGCGCCTCCCTGGCGGAGGTCGACGCGTCGAATCAGCGGCCGGGCTTCCTCGCGTTCAGTCAGCCCCCCCGAACCGGACAGGGCCAAGGATGGCAGGGCAGGGAGCCGGCGAATTCGGATCTCGAGCATACGGCTCCGCTTGTCGAAGGTGGCGCCGGCCAGCCAGAGCCGGATCATCTCACGGAGTACTCGCGGGCTGAACCGGTCCGCGTACGACGGGAAATCGCGCGCGAGCCGCAGGATCTCCTCGCGCTCCGCGGAGGCGGCGCCTACCTTCCGCTGCCCGAACCGGACAACCTGCAGCTGCGTCTCGAGGGACTCGAGCTCGGCGCGGATCGCGTTCAACCGCGCCTGTGCCTCACCCGGGAGCACGGTGCCATCAGCGATCGCCGCGATCAGGCGCTCCCGTGAACGCGTCAGCTCATGGATGTGTTTCCGGGCGGAATGGATCCGGCCGCCGCTGTCGTCAATCGCGGCAGCGAGCTCCCCGTCGAGAGCGCGCTCGACATAGCGCTGCATCGCCGCGGATCGAAGCGTGCGGCCGAGCGTACGCACAACCGCATCGTCGATCAGGTGGCGCATAACGGTGCCGATCCGGCCGGCGCACGCGCCCGACACGCCGCCGCGGTCACGGTAGAACCGGCGGTGCGTCTCGGCCGGGTTCTTCGTCCGGCTCTGCCCGCCCCCGCCTCCGGTGTAGGGCTCGCTGCAATGCGGACACGTGAGGATGCCCGTCATCAGGTAGACCGTGCCCTGCATTCCGGCCTGGTTGCGGTTCTCCTCGAGCCGACGCTGGACCCGTTCGAAGAGCATCCGATCGACAATGGCGGGGTGTGCGTTATCGCACCCGTACAGCTCCGGATCCGGTTCGTCTCTGCGCCGCCCGCCGCGCACATCGCCGGTATAGACCTCGTTGCGCAGAATGTGCTGTACGACGTTCCGGCTCCACCGCTTCCCGGGGAAGCGTTCCTCCGCGGCCGCGGAGAGGCTCGCGAGCGAGTGCTGTCCGGACACGTACGCCTCGAACAGCCACCGGATCAGTGTCGCCTCTTCCTCGTGCGGCGTGAGCTTCACCTTCTCGTCGGGCGCCTTCAGCTGGTGTCGGTCGAGCACGCGCTCGGCTCCGGGCGGGTACACGACTTTCCGGCGGTAGCCGATCGGCGCGCGACGCGTCCAGAATCCCTGGTTCGCGGCGCCCTTCATGCCACGCCGGGTGTTGCGCTGCAGGTTGCGCCTGTACTCGGAGGCCTGAGCGCTGCCGAGCGCGCGTACGACCGGCCGGAAGAGCTCGTCCTGGACGTCATCGCCCTCGGCGAACCGCACGCGCCAGCCGGCCTGCTTCAGCTGGAAACGGAGCGCGGCCGCCTCGTCCGGATCCGGGAAGCGGCCGAATCGCGAGTCGTTCAGGATGAGCACGTAGCCCGGGCTCGAGCGTGGCCGTGGTGCCGCCATGCAGTCGGTGAGCAGCTGCCGGAACGCGGGCCGGGCCGCGACGGTCGCGCCGGACGCGCCCGCATCGCGGTACCAGCGCTCGACGCGCACGCCGATGCGTGTAGCGAGTTCCTCGATCGCGGCGGCCTGGTCCGCCAGCGAGGTGTGCATCTCGCCGGCCTGTCTCTCAGTGGAGACCCGGACGTACCCGACGCACTCGATCGAAACTGCAGGTTGAGTAGGCATGCGCTATCCTACCGACCGCCGCTCGGGCAACGCCACATCGCCGGACTGTACGAGCCGGAGCAGCTCGCGAACGAACGCCCGGGCGAGCGCGTCCGCGTCCGCCGGCGGCTCGTTCTCAGCCTCAGTCACGATGACGTCGGGTTGCCTCATCCGCCCAGCGCCTCCCGCACGTGCTCGACGTGCTCGCGGTACCGCTGCGCCTGTCCCTCAGTCCGCTCGATGACGGCCTGGCATTCCGCGACCGCACTCAGATAGCGCTGCGTCGCGCGCGCCAGACCCGCGATCGCATCCATGCGCTCGTGTCCGGCCCGGTACGCAGTCGGGTCCAGGATCGGCCCGACCGCGTGCGCGTGACTCGCGGCCGCAATGAACGCGTCGAGGTCCAGCCTCGACCCGAGCTGGTGCGCAATGCCGGCGAGACTCAGCAGCATCTCCTGCGTCTGCGCGCCCTTCGCGCTGTCCATCTCAGCCATCGCCGTCCTCGACTCGTTGGAAGGTCATGGCGTAGCCTCCGCGTGCTCGACGTCGATCCCGTAGCAACGGAGCAACACCGTGCACGTCGCCCGTTCGATGGTATCCGACTGCGTTGCCGCTGTGGCGCCCAGGCCGCGAATGAGATCGTCTGCGGTTGCCCAAACGGCCACCGTCACACCCGCCGCAGCCTCGGTCGTCTCGATTATCCACTCGCGATGCGACTTCCTGACATGGGCCTTCAGTTTGGCGCACGCCTTCGGGTCGGTCGAGAACGCGGGCAACGCATGCTTCACCTTCCACCCCATGATATGCTCGACCACCAGCGCGTCGACCTCGCGGTCCGACCGCACGGTGACTATCCTCACCGCGACCGCATCAGCCATCGTCCGTCAGCTCCGCCGGCTCCGCGATCGGCACGCGCACCGTGACCGCCTCCGACTTCCTGACAATGATCTCGGCGTCTGCGAGCGCGTCGTACTCCGCATCGGTCAGGTCCTGCTGCGACGGATCGGTCTCGTTCAGCTGCTCGATCCGTTCGAGCGTCGAGGCCAGCGACGGCACAGCGCCGCCGTCGAGCGGGAAACGCACCACCAGCGTTACCCGGTGCTCCATCATCGCCTTCGTTTTCGCCTTCGCCATCACTCCTCCTCAGAACGGAAGCATGTCGTCTTCTGTCGTCTCGGTCAGTGGCCGAACGGCGGGGTTCCATGCGGCTTCGTCCCTGTACTCCGCCCGCACCACCTCCTCGCTGCACGGCTGGATCTGGAAGATTGCGCCCATGCCGAAGTAGTTGACGTGCGCGGGCCAGCCCTCGATCGCCGGGGACCGCACCCGCAGCATGTTCGTCCCGAACCCGCCCTCGCCGGCGCCACCGATCTGCACGACATCGACGAAGCCGTAGGCATGCGTGTGGCCGAACAGGCTGACCTTCGCCCAACCGCTGAACCGCGTACCGTCTTCCATCACTCCTCCGTCGACGTTGTGACCGCCATTGACCACTGCTGCACACCAGTGCACATCAGTTTCGCGCGCGTCGGCCAGGGCGGCGAGCCCACCGCTCGCGCATTAAGCCCCTGCCTCACCCCCGTGAAAGGCAGTCGCGGGCACCCGGCCTGCTGCGCGATCTACGCCGGCTGCATCTCCTCGGCGTTCTCGTCCTGCCAGTCGGTGCCGGCCCGCTCGCGCTGCTCGTCGGTGAGCGCACCTTCCGGCTTCTCGTCGCTGTCTCCGAGTTCGAGCTGCACGCGCTTCTTGCGCAGGTAGAACTGCTCCGCCTCGGCGTTCAGCGTGTCGACGCAGTCGCGCAGCTTCGGGAACGAGTCGATCTCGAGCAGCGGCGTGTTCACGTTGTACGGACGGTTGAAGTCGGCGATCGTGTGCACGCCGGAGATCACGACAGCCGTCGGTTCGTCGGTCTCGGAGTCGTTCGTGATCGCGACCTTCCGAACGTCGAGGTCCCAGTCCTTCGGCAGCCGGAGTATCTTGCGCAGCTGCGCACCGAACGCCTGCAGCGCATTCGCGAAGTCCGGATGCGGCCGGTCCTTCGAACGCCGCTTGTGCTCGTCCTCATCCGTGCCGTCGCTCGCGCTTCGCACCAGAATGATGGTCTTCCCGGTGTCCTCGATCTGGTCGAACTTCATGCTGTCGCTCATCTGTCGTTCCCTCCGTTAGAACAGGGTTTCCTGCCGCACCTCGCGGCCCGTCGCATCGATCACTCGGTCTGGCTGGCCCTTCTCCTGGATCTCGATCGCGTCGTAGAACTGGAACAGCACGCGCTTCACGTCCTCGACCCGGTGAATCGCCGCCTTCCAGCACATGTACTGATCGTCCCATCTCGAATCCGGATACCGAACTGTCTGCTTCAACGCAGCCTTGAACCCTGGGTTCACGCCGGTGCGGATCCGCACGATCGTCTTCCCGATCGTCAGGCGCGGCATGCTCACGCGACGTGGCCCTGTGGCGCCCGGGCGCCGGCGCTGTCACGAAACCGCGGCGGCAGGCAGCTCAGCTTGGCGTACTCGAAGAACGCTTCCTCGGTCTCGCAGGGCAGCTCCTCACCGGATCGCATGTCCAGGATCCGCCCGTCCTCGCAGCGTCGCCCGTACTTCCGCATGCGCGTCACGGCCCACTGCCCGAGCTCGGCCGGCCCGGTCCGGATGGCCAGGATCACGCTCCAGATCGCTGGTGGGTGCACTATGAACGCGTCGAGATCCATGCCCTCGTTGCCGAGCACGTTGGCGATCTTCACGTAGCGTTCGCCGCCCTTCGACCAGTCTCCGAGCTCACGTAGAGCGCGGTGCACTGCCGCCAGGTCCGGATGCCCATGGCCGAGGAGGTCGACGTTGACGCGCGGCTCGATTACGATCTCGATGTCCCGGATCACGGGTCGTTGCCGGCGCACGGACCCCGCGACCTTCGACCGCGCGACGACGGGCGCGAGCAGCTCCGAGATCTGCTGCGCTATTTCGAGCGCGCGAGCGAGCGGGACCGGGCGGCCGATGCTCACGCTGCACCGTTCGTGTCAGCGAACAGCGGCCCCAGAGCATTCGCGATGCGTCGTTCCGCGATGGCTGCGTATTCCGTTTCGCGTTCGATCCCGATGAACTCGCGGCCCTCCAGAACGCACGCCATGCCCGTGGTGCCGCTGCCCGCGAACGGGTCCAGCACGAGGTCGCCCGGCTGCGTGACCAGCTTCACGAGCCACCGCATGAGGGCGAGGGGCTTCACGGTCGGATGCGGGTTGGTCGTAGGACGATTCTCGCGGAGTCCCGAACCGTCGCCCTTGCTCGTGTTAACCGGCCCGAGCCCGTGACCCTCGGTAATGCGGCGCACGCGCCTCGGCTCTCCATCCAACCCCAGCTCCCGCTCTGCCCGACTGGCCTTCGCGACGTACAGGAAGCGGGACGCCCCGCCGCTGTCAGTCGATCGACGCTCCCCGTTCGTTCCGGCGTTCTGCCCGCCCGCCGACTCGGTGAACCCGATGCCGCGACGCTTCGCCGGATGATTGTCGCTCGCCAGTGTCCCCGTCTGAGCGTCCAGCATTTCGGCCGCGCTCAGGTCCATCGCCACGTTCGGAGGCCAGCGACCGGGCGGGTTGCTGCGTTCAGACTTCCGGCCATCGTTTCCGAATATGCCATTGTCGCCGCTGTGCCCACGCCGAAAGGTGACCGTTCGTTCGGTCCCTACCCGCGTCGCGTCGATGTTCAGCGCCGTAACCGGACCCTTGCGCGCAACGCAGATGAACTCCGCGAACGGCTTCAGCTTGCTCTTGTGCTTCGGGAATCCAGATCCGAATAGCCATGACACGGTGTCCTCAATCACGAAGCCCGCGTCCTCGATGGCGCACCATATCCGGTGATGTGTGCGCGGCGCTCCAAACGCCAGCAACCGGCCGCCCGGCTTGAGTACTTGCAGGCATAGGCGCGCCCATTGAAGGCTAAAGTCGTACAGCGCAACCGACTTGTTGCGTTGGATCCGGGCGGTGTCGTGAGGGCCACGAGCGTGCTCGCGACTGCCGAAGTCGCCCCACTCATTGCGTGTCCGTGACCGCCCGCTGGCACGCATCGAATCCCACGCCACGCCCATAAACTCTAAGCCGTACGGCGGATCGGTAATCACGGCATCCACCTGACAGCCGAACCGCTGCATGTACCAGCGGCAGTCGCCTTGCAGGATGCGGGCATCGTTCACGACTCACCCCGCATGTCGATCTGCTGCCCGAACATCGCCTTCCGCTTCCGAATCGCGTGGTGCTCACAGAACCGTCGCCCCACCGAGATGCAGCGCCTGCCGGCCACAACGAGACAGTGCGGGCAATCGACGCTGCGCACGTCGCGCGGGATCATTGCGACCGCGAGTCGCGGCTCGTGCGGGATGGTCCGCGCGGACCCGTTGCCGGTCACACACGGAACGCCCGGCGCGGCGCCGCAGCTATCACAGGTCTGGCGCTCGACGGCGAGGGCGTGGGCGTTCACGCTGCGACCTCGATCGATTCCGACACGGGCTGCCGCGTCTGGTGCACCGTGCTCTTGCCCTCGGATTCCGAGTACGTCACTTCGATTGCGTGGTCGACAGCCTCGCGCGTTTCGTCTATGTGACTGATAAGAATTACCTGCTCGAACACGCCACGAAGCCGCCGGATCAACGACAGCACGTTTCCACGTCGCGTCTGATCGAGCGAGCCGAAGACCTCGTCGAGAATCAGCAGCGACAGCGGGTGGCCCGCTCGCTCGGCGATCATCTGACTTACCGCCAGCCGAAGTGCGATGGCCGCCACATCTTCAGTCCCACCAGAGACAATTTCCACCGGCACGCCGGATTCATGCAGCGTCACGGAGAAGTCCTCGCCGATCGTGACCGCTTCGTGTCGGCCGTCGGTGAGCAGCGCGACGAACCCGGACGTCAGCTCCTCGAGCTCCGGACGGATCTGTCCGGCAGCCCACACCCGGAGCGCGTTCAGTCCGTCGGCGGACGCTGTATGCGTCGCGAGCTGTGCCTGCAGGTCAGTGAGCCGACCCGCGCGCACGTCGTAGCGCTCGAGCGCTTCGGTGGCCGTCTCGAGCTGGCCACGCGCTGCGCGGAGCGCCTGCTCGGTGCGGATCAGGTCCTCGCGGGCCGTCTCCCACGCGGACCGTGCGGCGTCGGCGGCCTGCGACCGCTCCGCGTGCTGCACCGGGTCGAATTGCAGCCGGTCGATATCGGAGCGTGCGTCGGATTGCTTCTCCCGCGCGGCACTCAGCCGGCCCTGCCAACCTTCGATCTGCTCGCCCAACACAGCGACGCGGCCGGCCAGGTTGCGGGCGCCGGCGAGCGACCGGTCCAGCTCCTCGAGCGCGGAGATCTCCGCGACCACGGTGGCCAGCTGGCCGTCCGGTGCGGCCGCGGGGATCGCCTCGAGTTCGGATTCCGCCTGGGCCGCCGACCGCTCGAGCGTATGGCGCTCCTCGGCCCATTCCGCGCGGTACCGGGCGGCGTCGACAGCCGCAAGCTTCCGACGCTGTGCGTCTTCGCCCTGCGCCCTCAGGTCCTCGACGGCCGCTTCGAGCATCGACTCTTCGTCGCTCGGCTCCTGGAGGTCCGCCATCGCGCGATGCGTCGACGTCATCTCGGCTGCCACGGCTTCCTGCTGTTGGTCGAGAGCTGCGAGGAACGCCGCGTAGTGCTCGCCGAGCGCGCGCGTGCAGGTCGGGCACTCGCCCGCCTGGCCCGCGGCTTGGATCGCGGCTCGCTGCTGCTGGATGGTCGCGAGGCGGTGACGGGCGGCCTTGTGCGCTGCCTCGTGCGCAGCGTGTTGCTGGATCCGGGCGGTGCGTGTCTGCTCGAGCTTCGCGGTCGCGTCGCGGAAGGAGGTCTTCAGCCGGTCCCACGCATCCGCATCGTGCGCGGCAATGGTCCGGTCCGCCGCTGCGATCTGGCTGTCCAGCTTCGCACACTGCCCCGCGATCTCATCGAGCCGCTTTGCCAGCGATGCACGCGACGCAGCGCGGGCCTCGGCGACGCGGAGGTCCTCACGCTCAGCTCGCCATCTGGGCAGCTGACTGAGCCGGCCCTCCGCCGCACCGACCAGGGCCCGGGCCTCACGCGCTTGCTGCATCCCCTGCTCGAGCTTCTCGATCGAGCCGGCGGCTTCGTCGACGAGCCGGCGCGATTCCTCGAGGCGGCCGGTCAACTCGGCGTGCCGCTGGCGCCGCACATCCGACAGCCGCAGCGACTCTGCAGCCGAATGGTGCGCCGCCTCGGCTTCCTTTGCTGCTCTCGCGACCGCCGGCATCTCTTCGATCTCTACCCGGTCGACCGCCTCGATCGCCTGCGTGTGCCCGGCCTCGAGCGGAGCGCGATCACCGAGACCGGCCCGCACCCCTTCGACCTCAGTCGCGATCGCGTTCTTCCGCTCGCGGCACGCCTTCAGCGCTTCGTCGATGCGGGATACGCCGAGGACCTCGCGCATGAACTGCTGGCGTGCGGTGGGACCTAGCGATGCGAGCCGGGCGAGATCTCTCTGAGATGCGTAATGCGTCGCGGAGAACTCGGCGTAGTTCATTCCGAGAATCCGCGGGATCTCCACGTCTACCACCGACGTGCCGGCCGCGATTGGGATGTCCGTTGCACAGTCGAACAGCGTGGCGTCTCGTTCGGTCCGAACGACCCGATACGTCTTGCCGCCGACCTCGAAGACGACAGTCGCCTCCGCTTGCCGGCGTCCGGCCGCGCGGTTCCAGCGCAGGCTGCCCTTCGATCCGCGAATCGCCACAGTACCGAACAGGCACCACATCGGGCATTCGATGAGCGATGACTTGCCGTGGCCGTTTTGGCCGATTATGCCGGTAATGCCGGTGGCCGGGAAAGTGACTTGCGCTTCTTCGAAGACGCGGAAATTGGCCAGTTCGAGCGAGTGGATAATCACGCTGCCTCCCGCGCTTCGAGGTACGAGATGCAGCATGCCTGGACATCGGCCGGATAGCCGGCGAGGAACTGCCGCGCCTGGTCGATCAGCGGCGTGGCATGCAGCCGGCGGTCGACGATGTCGATGTCGGTGACGGCGCCGTAGCGGAGCACCAGCTCGAAGTGCAACGCCCGGTGCTTCAGCTCGCGAACGAGCGACCAGTCGATCCGGTCGCGGTCCTGGCGCGGGAAGTTCTCCGCGACGAGCCGCACGATCGCGTCCTTGGTCGTGCTCGCGTCGAGCAGACCCTGCACGGCCGCGTTGACCTCCGCGAAGCCGTACAACTGCATCGGGTCCAGATAGTCCGGCGTACAGTCGCGCGGCTCGACGTCCAGGACCGGACGCGTTTCGATTTCGACGAATCGGTGCGCGCCGTCTTCATAGACGACGAGCCCCTTCGGCTCCGGCTCGTGCCAGATGTCAGACGACGTCCGCTCGATCGAGCCGGGATAGACGACGCACCGGCCCGGCACGAGCTCGGTGTAGGTGTGGTAGTCGCCCAGCGCGATGACGTCGAAGCGATCCGCCTCGCGGCTGACGTCGATCGACGTCGGGCCCTGGTAGAAGTAGGGCAGGGAACCAGGCTCGGCGCTCGACTTCACGGCCGCGTGCATGAGCAGCACGTTGTATTCGGCCTCGGGATCCGGCTCGAGCGCGTACGTCTCTTCCCGGGCCAGGGCGAGGAACGGGAAGCACGCGATCGATGCGAGCGTGCCGTCCCGCAACCGGATGCGGATCCGCTTCGGCTCGGTCGCGAGGTGCACGCGCGGCTCACCCTGGACGACGACGACGGGCGACAGCGTCTGCGTTGAGCGCCCAGCTTCGTGATTTCCGAGCACCACTACGACTTCCGCCGGCGTCTCCCGGATGATCCGACGCACGCACTGCTGCCAGCATCGGATGGCGTGCATCGACGGCCGCACACTGTCGAACGTGTCACCGCCGATCAGCACGAGATCCGGCTGTACGTCGACGATGACATCCACCGCCCGCGCGGCCGCCGCCTCGATGTCCATCTGGCGGCGGTTCCTGCCGCCCTCGGTTGCAGCGAACTGGTCCTTCGAAAGGTGCCAGTCACTCGTGATGATGGCCTTCATCATCACACCAGCCGCTTCTGACCGTCTTCGTCCGTCGCGCCGTCAAGCTGCGCGCTGATGCCCGCGGCCCACTCGTTCAGCTGCTTCAGCGTCAGCTCGCGGAACGAGCAGTCGTAGAGCTTGAACGCCATCTGGTCGAGCTGGCCGCCGCCCGTCAGCTCGACGCCGTCGCGCACCTTCGTCCGCGCCGGCTCGAGCAACGCGTCCATCGCCTTGCCGTATTCGGCCGCGCCCCACTGCTTCGTGGACTCCCCCAGGCCCTGGTCCACCTGCCACTTCTTGCGGGCCGAGTCCTTCTCGATGCCCGCGTCACGCAGCGTCGCGAAGTACGCTTTCCGGGCGTCGGACGCGTCGGACGGCGGAGCTGCCGGAGTGGCCGTAGCGTCCTCTGTCGGCAGGGACTTCGCACCGTTCGAAGCCGCCGCTTGCGGCTCACCCCCGCCGGACTGCACAGCCTGGCCGTTGGCGATCTGCCGCTGCTCGGCACGATCCTCACGAATGACAGTGTACTCGGCCTCGATCGCCTGTTCCGCTTTCGCGATCTGCCGGTCGTACTGCTGCATCCACGCGCTGAACGACTTCACGGCGGCCCGCCGCAGCGACCGGGTCCGTGCCGTCTTTGCCGGCTCCGCATTGCCGATCGGATCGGCCTCGTAGGTGCCGCCGTCTCTCTTCTTCGCCGGCGGCTTGTTGCCTGCCCAGTTGCACTCCGGCACTGCGACCAGGTATCGGTCGATATCCGTGATCTCGCCGGACCGAATCGCTTCGAGTGGAGCCGCGTCGATGAACTTCCAGATCGTTGTCTGGATCACGACTGTCGCCCATTCCGGCGCGCTCCACTGCGCCCGGGCGAGCGCGAGATCGTCCGCGTCCTCCTCGAGGTCGAGCGCCTTCGCGATACGCTGCGCCTGCTCCGGACCTTCGAGTGACGCAGCGAGTTCGCGGTGCTTCGCCGCCCGGCCGCGCATCGCCTGCTCGACGGACGGCGACAGGTCGCGCTGCTCGAAATGATGGAAGTCAGGCCGGGTGTTGATCAGATCCGACCAGTAGTTGCTGTTCAGATACGGCCGGCCGCCCAAAATGTCCACGTGATAGAGCGGGTTCGCGCGAGTGATCGCGCAGAATTCCGCGAGGACTGCGCGCGTCATGGGTGAGAACGATGCGCCCTGCACCGTCTGACTGCCCGATCCCCAGGTGAGCCCGGAGATCTGCGCGTCGAGCTTCGCGATCTCCTTGCGGTGCGCGACGAGGGCCGTTCCGCGCTTGCGGATCTGCTCGATCTCCGCATCTGTCGGAGGCTGCTGTACGTCCTGGCGGGCCACCGCTGTGCCGTTCGTCATGCCGTCCTCCCGGCGGTGAACCCGCCCCGGATCTGCTGCGTGCGCGGGCTCCTGAAGACCAGGATCCACACCCTTCTTGCGTTTCGCCTCATCGTCTGCCTACCTTTCGTGACCTGAGTTCGCGTTCTTGCGCCGTCATCGGTTACCGCCGGTGGCGGCGCGCTGTCATCCTGCTGTCGCACGGTCGGCGATCATCGGCCGGCCGCCACGGCTCCAGTCCGTATCCCACGGTGCGCCGCTCCGGATCTCGGCCACCTTGTCATCGAATCGACGAGCGGCCTCGTTGAATCGCTTCCGCGCCGCCGTTGCCTCACGTCCGGCGTCCCTCTCACGCTCGATCGCGTCCTCCAGCTCCGCGCGCCTCGCCTGCACGTCGGCGTGCAGCTCCTCGATCGTCGCGGTTTCCTCGTTCTTGCCCGTCATCGTCGATCTCCCGCTCTCAAAGGTCGGTGAGTGCACGGCGGCCAGCGTCCCCCGTTCTGGCTTCCCACACATCCGGCCGGTCGTACAAGAGCCCCCACCGGGCCACGACCCGCTGTCGTGACCGCGCTCGTGCACTCACCAGACTCCTGCCCCGCGCCCGCGCTACCGGAGATCCCCCGATCCACCGATAAGGAGTAGACCACGCCACGCACGGACGCGGGACAGACCCACTTCACTCCACCACCCTTTCGGCCGCGAACCGCAGCAGCACCACGCCGACCATGGCCACCACGATGCCCGCGATCGCCCACTTCCGGAGCGCGTCCAACCCGCGCTCTTGTTCGCTCCGACCGTTCAGCGCGCTCATCCGCCCACCGCCAGCGCCGCCGTCATTGCCGCGATCACGACGACGCCGACGATCAGCATCGCCACCGCGCCGATCAACACGCCGACGAGCAGTGTGAGTCCCGGATCCGGCTGCACGCGCAGCCACGGTGCCCGCGGCCCGGTCATCACGCGAAGTTCTCATCGAGCGTTACAGCCACATCTCCGCGGATCTCATGCGTCGTGCCGGGCCGACACACGGAGTGGTAGAGCACAGTCGCCTCGACGTTGACCGGCAGTTCTTTCGGGTGTCCGAGATCGTCCACGATCATGATTCTCCCGTCCCGCAGGTTGACCATGTCGCACGCGTCCGCACCGATGGCGCGGTGGATCTCGTTGACTTCGCAATCGCATCCCACAGAGCGCGGATACTCTTTCCGAGCGTGCGCCGCTCTCTCTCGTTCGGATCGTCCTTCTTCATCGCCCGCGCTCCCAGTCCAGGATCTCGCGCACGAGGTCCGCCTTGCTCAGCCGGTGAGCTGGCGGATACGCGAGCCACGGCCGCGTCATCGCCTCCAGTTCCACGCGCGGCCTCCGCCACAGTTCGCGGGCGCGCTCTCCGCCGTCGATCACGATGTCGGGTTCGAATCCGTCAGCCATGCGGTCCCTCCGTTCGCTCGCGACCCATGATCTCGATTCCTTCGCGCGTCAACTGCTGCGCCATCCGCTCGATCGCTTCCGCCCGGTCCGCCGCGATCCGGCCGCCGACGTATGTCACCAGCACGTCAAGCGCATCGTCCAACCGTCGCTCCCGTCGCTCGGCCCGCATGCGCATCGTGTCGACCACGAGCATCAGCGCGCACGAGCCGGCAACGAGCAGGCAGACGGCGGTGGGCGTCATGGATGCAACCGCTCCGCTGCGCTCAGGTGGCGGAAGCCGGCGAACCGGCCATCGCTCACAAGGATCTCGTCGAGCTCACCGGCCGAGTCGACGTACAGCAAGCGCTGCCCGTTCGGCTTGAGCGCGCCCTGTGTGACGAGCTCGGCGACGACGATCTCCGCCGCGTTGGTCACGGTCAGGTAGTGCGTCCACGGCCCGACATCGCGGATGAGCAGCGCCGGGAGAAACCGGTGCGATTCGACGATGATGAAGTTCGCGCTGCGGTTCATGACGCCATCCACCCGCGCGGCCGCGGCGCTGCCCAGCGCTTGCGACGCTCGGCGAACTCTTCCTGCTCGAGCGCAACGATCAACGCGTCCGTCTGTGCACGCTCCTCGCGCAGCGCGCGGATCCAGTCCACACGCACACCGTGCTCGCCGTGCGCGTACCGCAGCTGCAGTCCGTTCTCGCGGCCCTCGGCTTCCCGCTCCGCGTCCGTCAGCGGCGGCACCAGCGGCTTGTCAGCGTCCAGAGCACCGCGTACCGCACGCACGGCCACGACGACTATCAGCACTACGGCTCCGCTGGCGATGGCAATGGCTGCGGGTGTCATGACGCCTCCAGTGGTAGGACTTCCTGCGAGCAACGGCGGCGCACGACATCGCAGTAGTGCTCGTCAATCTCGATGCCGATGGCTTTGCGGCCGATGTTGCGAGCGGCCACGAGCGTTGAACCGCCGCCCGCGAATGGGTCGAAGACTCGACCACCGAGAGGCAAAGTCAACTCGATCAGACGACTTATCAGGGCGACGGGCTTCTCGGCCGGATGGTGGGGCGTTTCATTGTACGGCCAGCGGCACCTCAGAACATTTCGGACATTCCTCGGTCCGGCCCATTGAAAATTAGGCCCCCTAACGAACGCAATCATTTCGTGAGATGCGCGGAACGGGCTCCCCATGCCGGTCGCCTCACGATCCCAAACTAGACATTGGCCGACATACCAACCCGCGCAACCAGCAAACGCGCGCTCAACGAGATGGACCGTGCGGTAGTCGCAGAATACAAACCCGCAGCCGGTTGGCTTCGTAAATGAGGCGAGAACACGAGCCGCATCGCGGAACCAATGCAGCCAGAATTGATCGGATTGGACGGCGTCGCCCGCCATCCCAGAACTCGATTGCCGGCCCGTGTGCAGCCCACCGGCCCGAGAGTATGGCGGGTCCGTGACAAATATATCAGACGGAACGACTGCGCCGAAATTAAGCATGTCCCCGTGGTACAGCGTGACCGATCCGTCCTCGTAGTACGGCGTCATCGCTTACCGCCTCCGTGTTTCGCCGCAGCAACCACCGCAACCCGCGCGTGCAACTCGCGGCGAATCGCGCAGCGCTCAAGCTGCGTTGTTGCACGGCGACGCTTGTCGTATCGGTTGTGGCACGTCCGGTGGAATCCCTGGTTGCCGCAGGGGCGAACGTACATCCGACTCGGATCGTCCCACTGCTTGCAGTACGGGCAGCGGAGCCACGACGGGTTGCCGCATCCCTTCTTCGCGCGCATCCGTAGATGCAGCAACATGTGATAGGCCCGGTCGGGGCAGATCACGAGATTGCCCGGCCGATTATCCTTCTTGATCCTGTTTACGTGGTGAACCTCTTCCTCGCCCGCCAACGGTCGGCCCAGTGCTTTTTCTGCGATCAGGATGTGCTCCATCACGTAGCCATGAACCGCCCGGTGATGCCCCGGCTGCCATATTCGGACGTAGCCGTAAGCGGTCACGTTCCGGCCGCCCTTCCAACAATTGCCTCGCTCCTGAACGCGAGTGCCGTGACCGCGACGAAAGCGATAGTACCCGCCCTTCACGAGGCCAAGCCGCGTATTGCCGCTCAGGCAACGCATGGTGCTTTCGCCGCAACCGCACTGACACAGGCCCGCAGGTATATCAGCCACAGGAACACCCTCTCTCGTGCAACTCTCTGTGAATCGCCGCCCGCTCCAGCCCGACTTCTGCTTCGCGCACGTCCGCCAGCGCCGCCGCTTCATGGTCGTCCCCGCGCGCCGTCTGTCGATTCTCCTCGGCCTCGAGACCGTGCTCGATCTCGGTCAGCTCGTGCAGTCGAACGCGCAAGGCAGCCTCAGACGCCTGCCGGATGTCAGCCTGGATCACGGGTTGCGATTCCTTCCGCGAGCAGTGGCCACGGAAGCGTGACTGTCGTGTGCTCGCCGCACTCGCGACACCGCAGTGTGACGGCGGTTACATGCAGGCCAGGCCTGCGATATCGCGGCTGGATGATCGAGCCTACGATCTGCTGGTCGGCGATCGGGTGAACGCAGGGCGTCGTCACAACGACACCGCTCGGCCGCCCGACCGTGTTCGCTCCAGTGCGTCCGCGATCGCATCGATCCCGGCCGTACCGAAGGCGCTGGCCACGCAGCCCTCGCAGAGAAACGCCGACGGCCGGTCCGTCCCGTATGTCCAGTACTGCGCCGGGTTGAAGCCGCAGCCTTCGCAGATCGCGACATCCAGCAGCTTGTCGTTGCGCACGATCTCGGCGGCTGTGCGGCCGCGGCGTTCGGTGGCGAGGCTCATGGCTGCAGCCCCACGGCGATCCGCGCCAGCCGGTGACGGACGATCGGCCGGGAGCGCCACGCGAGGAGGAACCGGAGGATGTGCATCATGCGGCCGGGTCGGAGACGGCTTCCTCTTCCGGCTGCCGTCCGATGACTACCCATTCCTCGATCTCTGAGCGGCGGAAGCGGTTCAGGCTGCCGGCCTTGACGAATGGAATCTTCCCAGACTTCACCCACGTCCGGACGGTGCTGGGCTGCACGCGCAGATAGGCGGCAACCTCTTCCTCCGTCCACAGGGATTCGACCTTGTTGCCTTCGATCTCCGGCATGGCTACCATCAGCGGTTGGGGTTGGGGCGACATCAGACGGTGACTGCCTCGCCCCGTTCGGGGTTACGATGACCCCGTTCGGGGTGAATGTCAAGTCCTTTGGAGTTCGAGCGGGAATGGACGACGATCTCGCGACGTTTAGCGGCAGGCTTAAGTACCTGCGCGAAAACATTTTGGGTGCGTCCTCTCACGCCAGGCTCGCGGTGCTCCTGGCGGACCACCTCACGCACGGACTCGATGCGGAGGGGTTAAGCGGATCCAGTATTCAACGCTACGAGTCCGGGCAACGGCAGCCGAAGTGGGAATTCCTCCGGCTGCTATCAGATGTCACCGGGTACTCGATCGACTGGATCGTCAAGGGGCCGGAAGGTGACGCGAGGGCCGCGGAACGGGCACTGAAGGCGAGCGCGTACGATCGGCTCGCGGCGATCGTGCACGAAATCGACTCACAGGAGCCGCCGGGGGCGACCGGATTCGGTCGCACGGACGGGGAGGGTCGAACTGATCCAGAAGGCGGCGGACCATCCGAATGACATCCCGGCGATCGTCGCGCGGGAACACGCGCACGGGTGGCCCGATCAACCGGTGATCGTGGTCGATCGCAATCAGCAGCTCGTGTCCGTCAGATGAACGGAAGGGGCACGTGTAGACGCCCCGGCCCAGGGGATTGTCCATGCGCGACCTCACGCAATGGCGATGGTGGATCATGGGGACGGCGCATCCGTGCGCCGGCTGTCACGGGGTTGCACACGATAGCGACGGCCTATGAATCCGGCCAGAGAGCGACATAGTGCGTGACGCGAAGCCCATGGCGCTGGCGCTACTCGCGGGCCTCGTGCTCGGCGCGTTTGTGTGGCGGCGCCAGTATGCGTTCGAGCGGCAGCCCTGGCATGGACAGTGGGCCGCGTGCGTCGCCCAGCTTGGCCCGCCACCGAACACCGCGCGGCGTCCATCTGCGGTCGAGCGGACCGATTCCGGCTGGGTGTTGCACGGCCGGTCCAATGGCATCGACGGCCGGACGGCAACGTGGCGCGAGTACGACTTCGCGTGCGTAGAACGTGACGGGCGGTTCGTTGTGACAGAGCCCTGACGTACTCACTCCCGGAGGTAGTTATGCGACGTAGCACAGCATTCACGATGGCGCTCGTAGCGATGGTTGCGGTCGCCTGTGGCGACTCCACGGGCCCAGAGGAAAGGTTCCCGCTTATCGCCGGAATCTACGATTACTCCGGCTCCGTCCACGACCTTCCCGCCGCAGCCTTCACCGGCACGCTCACGATCGTGGACGACTCGCGAGAAACGCAGGAATTCACGGGTACGTACACTACGACGCTGAGTGGCGGGGGCCTGCCGCCATCGAGCTACGCTGGCTCAATCGTCAACGCGCGGGTAACCGAGGGTCGCGACATCCTCTTCGATCTCGATGATTCGAGGTACCACCACGCCGGGACGCTGAACGGCGGAACCATCACTGGATCGTGGACTTTGATCGGACAGACATCATCGTTTACCGGGGCCTTCACGGCGATCCGGAGGTAGCTACCGCGGCTGCGTCTCGCCAAGCAGCTCCCGGACGGAGGCCCCGAGGGTTCGCGCAAGCAGGACCAGCTCGCGAGCCAGCACGGCGCGGCGGCCAGCCTCGACGGCCGCGACCGTTGTCCGCGCCCACCCGAGCCGGCCGGCCAGGTCCGCCTGCGTCATTCCGGCCCACTCGCGCGCGATGCGGACGCACCGTCCGATCGTCGCGTCTGCGACCTGAGCGTCCGTTGTCATGCTACAGTATAGCTGACCGCGGGGACGGGGCGCAACCGGGCGCGCATCGGCGGAAAATAGCCGATGCCGCCGACATTGTTACAATCGCCCGTGTCAGAATACTTGACACCGTCAGAGGGGTCCGCTATATTCCTCGTGTGCGGGAGAGACAGCCCGCCACGCCGATTCCACTCTCTCACGAGGATGGCCCGAATGACAAAAATCACCATCGAAATCCTGAGTCAGCCCAGCAAGTCCAAGGGTTGGGCACGCTACCAGGTGCGCCGCGCGGACGGCACGCCGGTAGTCGAGAGCAACACCGGCAACCCGTGGGTCTCGGCCGGCCACAGTGGCGAGGCCGAGGACGCTGCCGCCATGACGCTGGTTATGGATGTCCTGCTCCGCGTCGGCAAGAACCGCACGGCGCGCGAGGAGCGCAGCCAGTCGGAGGTTGAGCTGGTTGCCGCCGCTGGCGAGACGTGCGAGGTCGAGTATCGGCCGGGATCGCAGGGGATCCGGCTCCGCGTCTCCGGCGCGCGGCGGGCATAACGTCGGCCTTCCCGGCCGCTCGCACAGGGCCGGGCCCCATTGCGTCACGACCACCAACCGAGAGGACACGACGATGACCAAGATTGAGCGACTGATCCGAGCCAACTTCCCCGGGCCTAACAACAGGGAACTGCGCAGGCGGATTCGCGAGGCTGCGAGCAACGGGAACGTGTCGCTGATCGCCCACAGCGTAGCGCTCACCGCCTCGGGCGAAGCTGGCCTCCGGGAGATCGCCGAAGCTGTCGAGGAGGAGACCTGACCATGGACACCGCACACGAGATGGACCGGACGGCCTACCTGCTGGACGAGGATTGCGAGCGGACCGGCGAGACCATCGAGGCGCCCGCCGAGTACACGTGGAAGGGCGGCGAGTCGGGCAGGACCATGGGGGGCGACCGCGTGATCCTGCAAGCCGACGGCCGCCGCTCGATCTCGGCTGTCGTGATCCGCATCGGCGCACACTGGAGCAGTCAGGCGACGGGCGAGTCCGGCTGGTACGTGACCGCTGCGGTGCCGGCGGACTGGCCGGGGAGAGACGACGACCGGGCGCTGTACGACGAGGACGGCAACGTGATCGGAGGAGTGGCTTGAGCCGTCGCGACGCCAAGGCGATAGCGGCCGTGCCGTGCCCCGCCTGCGGGGCTCATCTGGGTGAGCCGTGCCGACCGGGCAACGAGGCGGAGGCCGCGACGTTCGCCGGCCGGATCTGGGTGCACGGGAAGCGCCGCCAGGCGTGGCAGGATCACCGCCGAGCGCGAGGGGCGGACATCTACGCCCAGCCGGACGGTGGCTCACCTGGCGGCCGTGGCGGCTGGCTGAGCGCGACGTCGCCGGCTGCGTACGAGGCGGCTATCGATCTTCCGGGCGCGACGGTCGATCGCGACCATGTGCGGGTGAGGAACCTGCGGGCTGCGATCGACGCGCTCACGGCGGACGGCTGGGTGGTCGAGTAACGCTACGCCGTCCAGCGGGCGGGCGCCGGCTCGCCCAACAGCCCGCGGGTATCCCAATGGATGAAGCCGCTGGCAGTATATGTACCGCGGCCCCACAGGTCGCGATCCCGCTCCGGAAACAACCGGTCCATGGCCTCGACAGTTTCGGCCACACTCAACCCGAGTACGGTCATGTCGAACGCATTGAACCTCATGTGAATCGAGCCGCTGGCACCGCCGACCGCGTTGTTCGCCCGATAGTCCCGGTAGCCTCGCCGGCCGTGCGCGCGGGTGCAGATGACGATCGGCTTGCCGACAAACGACCGGAACCGCTGGATGCGCACGATCGTCGGCATGGCGTTGTCCCACAGGCCCATCGGCGGCACGCCGCCAACCTCGGTGGCGAACTCCGACGGCCGGAAGTCTGTGACGCCGTAGCGTTGCAGCTCGCGGGCGAAGTCGCGCTCGAACAGATCGAAGGTCACACTTCCCTCCACTTGCCGCGCTCCAGGAAGCCATGCCGAACGAAGCCGCCCTCGCTCGACTTCCGCATCCCGATCGACGGGCTCACGGTGATAGTTCGGTCCTCGTGCTCCGTCACCGTGTGGGCGGTGAGTCGCCCGACGCCGCCGCGTGGCAGGTAGATCCACCACTCGCCCGTCTCGTCACGCCAGTAGCAGATGCGGCCGTCGTCGAGATCCGGCGGAAGGTCTCCGCGCGGAACGTCGGGCAACCGCCACGTGCGTTCGGTCACGCCGCCAGCACGACCACCGCGACGGCCAGCAGAATCAGCGCAATCGCTGCGCCCTGCGCCGCCACGCCGAACAGGCCCAACGCGGCGATCAGCAGTGCGATGACCGACAGCAGCAGCGCAACCTGTGACTTGTTCATGATGGCTCCTCCGTTGGTGGCTGCCGGAAATAGTCCGGGGTCGGTGCGTCGATCCCGGTCCAGCCTGAATCGCGGAAGTCGTCGGCATCGACATACCAGCGCCGGCCGGTTTCAAGCTTCGTGATCCGGATCTTGCCCGCCATGCACTTGCCCTGCTTGCCGGTGGCCTGGTTGACGATGTACTCGTCTGGCGCGGCCCAGACCGCCTCGAACGTGCCGACCTTCTCGATGCGGGGCACTCAGCGCCCCAGCGAGTCCCGCAACACTGCCCGCAGCGAATCCGCGCGTCGCAGCGCCTGCCCCCAGAATGCGTTCATTGACCGCAACTCGACCACGGCTTCCAGAACAGCCGTTTCCGTCGCTGCACTCGTGCGGGCCGTCTGACGGGCCGACCATGCAAGCAGGCCGATCAACACGGCCGTCAGAAGCGCTGACAGGTGCCACGTGCGGATGACCCAGACGGGTAGCGATCCATTCGTTTTCATCACCGTCGAACCTCCAATGCTCTGACCCGTATCTCCAAACTCTCGATCTGGCGTTGCAGCGTGGTCACCTGATCGCGCAGGAACCCGACACCAACGTTGACATTATCGATTGCGCCGTTCGTGCGTTCGACCGCCACGGCGGTACGTTGCGTGAATCCGGCCGTCGCAATCACACCCGCAGCCGCGAGCGTTGCGAACACGCCGATCACGACCTTGGTCATGGCGGACCCGTTGCGTTCACCTTCGGCGGCCATCACTTGACCCCGCGTATAATTTCATCCACTGCCCGTTCGATCTCATGCCGGGTCTCGGTCCGCGACTTTTCGTGCGCCAGTGACATGGCCTCGGTCAATGTCCGGATCTCAACGCGCAGTCCATCGCACGGGTGCTTTTCCGCCTCAGTAATGCCAGCCCGCCGGCCCCGCACGGACAGGTAGGCGTTCACCGCCAGTGCTACCAGCAGAGCGGTGAGTAGAGGGTCCTCGGCCGCGACGGCGACCAACGCGCCCCACATGTTCAACGGTCGCCTCCTGTCGTCGGGGGTACAGCGAGCCCGCCAGCACGGCGACCACGCACAACAGAGCAACGAGCCGCACGACGTGATACGCACCGAACGCCACCAGCCATGGCCCGTCGAGCGATGGCGGCAGGCTCGTCCATGCCACCAACGGCACGGCCGCCGCGCAATACAGCATCACCGGCCAGCGGTACGGACTGACGCTCCGGTACGCGGCCCACGCGACCCACACGCCCATCGTAAGCTGGATCCACCGTTCCGGTCGCACGAATCCATCGGAGGCCGCGGCGAGCGTCAGCAGCACCATCACGAAAGTCGCCACCGCGAGGTCGCGCGGCCGGAATACATGCAGCAGCAGACCGAACTGGATCGGCGCGGCGAAGTGCATCACGATGTTGTTGTTGATGCCCATGCCCATCATTTTCCGCGCGACCGCATCGGCTGCGAATGAGAACGCCAGCGCGGTCGCGATCTGCCATGCGTCGTCGTCGGGTCGTGATCGCTTGCGGATCTGCGCGTAGATCGCGAGGACCGTGAACAGCGCCAGCGGCAGCAGTTGCGCCGGGTAGACCGCCCATTGCAGGACGGCCATCAGATGCACTCACCGCCACCCGGCGGCGGGAACGGTGGGCACGGCCACGTTGCGTCGTCGTAGAAGCCGCCATTGCCGTCGCTCACCTGTTCGCCGGCCGCGGTTCGCAACCCGTACCACAACCGGAAGATCCCTTCCTTCGCATCGTAGCCCCGCGTGAAAATCATCACAGAGCCCTCGCCTGCCGCTTCGCGCATGCCGGCGATGCTCGCGAAAAACTCATCGGCCTCACGCCAATACGCGATCGCGTCGAGCCCCATCTTGTGCGCGGCCGCACGCTGTTCCTGCATGCTCATGGCTTCCGCCTCCGAAGGTAGAGAGTCCCTATCACTCAGGTGTTGTCGCGGTCACGTAAGTATCACCGCGCCCCACAGTCAGCGCCAGCGCAGCCCGGCCAGCAACGCCTCCGAGGTCTGCGGAAAAGTCGCGGAGCCCAGTTGCTGCGCCTGCTTGAATCTCCAATCCCACGCACCGAGTCGCGAGTTTGCCAACAGGCCGATCGCAATGTCGCGCATCCACGCCTCGCCTGTCAGCGCGTGCATCTGCAGCAGCGGCCCCGGCCAGAAATTGTTCAGGTCGTAGTCCTGATTGGTGTTCGTGAACGTGCCGCCAGCCGGCGCGGCCGCAGTCAGATACGGCAGCGTCAGGCGGGTCGTGTGGTACTTCTGCTGCACGACCGCGGCCGATGCGATTGCGACATCGCGGCACGCCGTGCAGCCGTACTCGCGATCCGCGCGCAACAATACGTCCGCGAGCATCGCCGACATGAACACGTTCAGCCCGTACGGCTCGGCCGGCATCGGATGCTGCTGTTCCGCCGTGTTGCCTTTCCATCGCGTCCCGCCCGGCAGGACCACGTGACCCATGCCGTCCGTCATGCCCACGAATCGACGGTCGGACTCGGCCTGCACGTCCGCTATCCACTGGCCCAGGTACAGCACCCACTCGCGCCACGTTGTGACACCGGCCGGCTTGTTCCACGACGAGCGGCTGTAATTCGGCGGCTGCACACCGTACGCAATGCCGAGCCGGTCGGCGGCCATCGCGATGTCCAACACCATGGCGGCCGTGCGTGTGTCCATCCACTGGTGCGTCAGACTCTTTGTCAGCGGCGTGATGAACGTCGAGCCCCAGACGGCCGCGATCCAGAGATGACGCAGGCACTGATCCGCGAGTACTCCGTTGTCATCCCCCTGGCCGCGATACAGCAGCACGACCAGCTCACAGTCGGCCCAGTCGCTGTACCGGTTGTATTGTGAAAACGTGCTCTGGTTCGGGATAGAATACTGTCGGAGCGTGGCGCGAGTCACGGCCAGCGCCGCCGCGAATCCCGGTTCGCTCTCGTCGAGCGGCAACCCGGCCCGGATGTTCCGCATGGCCACCAACCGCAGCGGGCCATAGTGCGCATTGTCCTGATCGCCGCCGTCGATGACCGCGGAGAAGCTACCGGCAGCGACCTCGCTCACCATTCGCGCAATCGCCACGTCCAGTCGCGGGTCGAACGATGTCGGCCAGCCGGTCGGATTCGTTCCACGTGCAACCAGCGGCCCGAGCAATGTTCGCAGCGCGAGCGGCGTAACGTCCGCGCTGTCGATCGGACCGGGCGGCGGAGGGGGCGGGGGCGGCGGGGGTGGAGGCTGCACGGTCCGGCGTACTATGACCGCAGCCGCACCCGCAGCCGTGATCGTCAGGCTGTCGGTCGACGCGAACCCGACCCATGCGACGCCAGCCGTACCGTTACCTGACGTGCTCCGCGTGATAGTGCAGCACGAGCCGATAGCGAATGTTCCCCCGCTGATGTCGAACCGCACGGGCAACCCCACGACGACGCCAGCGCTGTCTCTCGCGGTCGCCGTGACCTCGATACCCGCGCCTTCGATCTCGACCACCGTATCGAGCACGATTGCCTGACCCGGCGGCGGTAGGGGTACGGTGTCCTGTCCCTCGGGCGGCAACGTGTCCGGCGGCAAAGGCGGGATGCACACCTCGGCCCGCCATTCGAGCGTCTGGCGTACCCGGTATTGTCGGAGCGGATCGCGGGCGGCCCACTCGAGCACCCGGTCCGCCGCCCGGTTCGGCGTCGTGTGTGCCGACAACGTGTCATCGGGCGGTCCGAGCCGGATCACATAGTACGGCGATCCCATTGTGGACGGCAGGCCGAACGTCGGCACCGTGCATTGCTGCGCTGCTACGCCCCCGCTACCGGCCGCGAGCAACGCGGCGACTATCAGTAATCGTTTCATGCTACACGCTCCTTGTAAGATCGCTGAACGTCCTGAGCGGACACCTTGCCGCCCTGGGCAGCCTTCCGTTCCATGAACAGTCGAACCCGCCGCGGCAGACCGATATTCAGCCGGTCCCTCGCCCAGTCGTCGGCTTTCACCGCCAGCGCCGCGCGCTTCGAGCAGCCGCATCCCATAATCAGATGTAGTAGCCGGTGATCGATGTCAGGTACGTACGGCCAGCGGTTCCGCCAGTCTTGAGCACGACCTGATAGACGTACTGCCGGTACGGGTCGACGCCCTGAACGCCGGGGCTGATGCCCACCCGGAAGCTGCCCTTGTACGCTTCTGTGTTGCTGCCGCCGTACTCGAGCCGCGGATCACGGTCGGTCGTCAGTGACGTAGGCGTTCCGCCGTCCTCGATCTGGTAGATGTCGACCGTGTACGGGCCGCCGACCGCGGCCTCGATCGACTGTGTGTGATCCCAGGACAGCAGATGGTAGTCGTGGCCGTTGGAGTCCGGATCGATCTGGAGTTCAACGGCCAGGTTCGACATCGCGCCGCCCGTTGTGCCGGCCCCGACCTCCGGGTCGACGGGGTCGGGAATCAGCGGCCGGCTGATCGGCGCCTCGCGCCCGGTGATCCGCGTCAGGTCCTCCTGCTTGGCCGACAGTACGACGCGGCTGACGCCCGCCGTGGTCTTCCGCAGACCACGACGCAGATCCACGACGCGCGTCAGTACTGAACCGCCGAGTAGTTCGGGGTCGAACACAGTCGCGGGCACGCCCTTCCGGATCTCGTCGAACTGGAACGTGGCCGGGTCGATCCGGTAGCGGTCCGCAATGTCGACCTCGTACGAGGCTTGCGGCTCACCGAATAGTGCGAGTTCATCGTTCGATGCGTGCCAGAGCTGGTTGCTGGCGATCCGGTCGTAGAAGATCGACGGGCGGGTCGGCGTCTGCGTGAACATGGCCGCGTCGAAGTAATACTCCGACTCGACGCCGGGCACAGGCCGGACAGCCAGTTTCACCTGCTTCGCGCCGATTTCCCACAGGTCGACGCCTTCGATGGACAGATCGATCCACACGTTCAGCCGGGTAGTGCTGGCGAGCTGCCCGGATGGGTCGGGAAACTCGACGTAGCTCGCGCCGGAACCGAAAATCGGGCCCGTCGCATCGCCGACCGTGTCTGCGTAGATCACGATCTGCACCTCGCCCTGAACGACGAGCAGCGACGTGACCAGGCCGAAATACGGATGCTCAGCGCTCGGATAGACAGGGAACCACTCGGACTCTGCGCCGAACGCCAGGCCGCTGAACGTGAGCAGCCAGAGCGAGTACGGACCGTAGCGCCGGAACCGTTCGTCGCTGATCTGGCCGAACGCGTCCGCGATCGTGTACGGCCAGTCCGACGGCAACGGCGAGCCGCCGGATGTCCACGACTGAAGAAACGGGTCCGGGTTCAGCACGTCGATCGGTGGGATGTCATTGCGCTCGACTGTCGCTTCGACCATGCCGTAGTTCGCAATGGAGGCTGGCCGATCCAGCCGCGTGAGCTGATACCAGCCGTTCGGAGCGCACGGGTCGATCACACGGATATGCACGAACTCGCCGACGACCAGCGTGTTCGGGTCGAACGTGCGAAGCGTCAGCACGCCGGCCGTCGTCGCAGTCGTGATCTCGAACAGCGTCGACGACCCGACGAGCTGGACGCCGAGCTTGTTCAGCTGGTCCGCGTACCGTACCGGGTCGCCGGTCAGGTCCGGGCCGATCGTGATTGTTTGCGCGGTCACGTCCCGATCGATGATCTCCCACCGCGCATTGCCCATCGTCCAGTGGATGCCGTCGACCGCCACGCCCTTCGGGTAGACGCGGTTCCGCAGCACTCGCGCATCGAGATCGCGCGAGAGGCCGAGCAGGTTCTTGCGGTACCGCAGTCGGACGGTCATGGGCGGGCGCTCTGGTACTTGCTGAGGTAGCTGACAACAGCCGCCCGGTCATCGGTGCTCAGGACGTGATCGTAAGCCACGGCCGCGCACCAGTCCGAGGGGAAGTAATTCGCGCCGCCGCCATCGCCGCCGAAGAGCAGCGTCGCCGGCCAGGCGACTGTGTTGGTCAATCGCTGCGCGACCTGGGTGCCATCCATGTACTGCGTTTTCGCACCGGATTCCGCCGAGCTACCGAAGATGTGGACGTCGGTCAGGTCGCCTGAACTCGCGTACGTGTAGCGGTCGTTAGTGCCGAAATTTTCGTAGATGTTGCCGTCCGTCCAGCAGTACACCGACACCGCCCCGGTCCCCAGGTGCCAGGAGGCGTTATTGTTTCCGCTGCCGACCGCCGCCGGGCAGTTGTCGTTTCGGAGCACAATGAAGATTTCGGCCGCTGCGCCGAAGAAGTTGGCGACTTCGAGCCTGCGAATGTCCGTGGTGAACCGGACACCCGGCCATCCATTCACGACAGCCTCCTCGAACGTGGGCCTGAGTCCCACAGTGCCCTGCACGAGGTGGTTATCTTCGCCGGACTCATCATCCCACTGCGCGATGGGGTCGGTGTCGGCGTGCGTGGCCTCGAGGGATTCGACCTCGCAGAGCAGGAGCAGGCCGCCGATGTCCGACGGGTGGAACGACGGACTGGGGCTCGGCGATGGAGAGGGCGAAGGCGAAGGTCCGGGGGACGGACTCGGCGACGAACTGGCCGAAGGCGATGCGCTCGCACTCGCGCCCACTGTGATCTGCTGCGTCGTCGTGCAGGTTGCTCCGTCGTAATCCGTGACCGTCAGGCTGACCGTGTACGTCCCGTCCCCCGCATAGACGTGCGTCGGGTTCTGCTCGGTCGAGCCGGAAGTTGAATCACCGAAGTCCCATTCCCATTCCAGTATCTCGGATGCCGGCGTCGAGGTGTCCGTGAATGTGACCGTCAATCCGCTCTGGTCCGCCGTGAACGAACACACAAGGGCGGAATCCGCACCGACCGCTGTGATCAGGTCGATGCGGTACAAGTCGCAGGCACGCGGGAAGTCGAGTTCCATGCCTGTCGCTTCGGCCAGCTTCAGCAGCCCCGACAGCGCCGTGTCCCAAGAGTACTCGATGGTCACAGGGTCCGTCGCTGCGTGGTTCCTGCCGGCCACGAAGTAACGGGGCGACTGGCCGAGAATGAAGTCGATGTGCTGCGCCGGCGTCAGAACGAGCGGGAAGTCGAAGTAGACCAGCCCGTTCGCTTCGATCCGCTTGAGCACGCGTGTTCCGAGGTCGTACCAGATCGCATCCAGCTCGAGCCGCGTCAGTAAAGCGTTCCGGTCGCCGCGCGAATCCGTAAGCCGGGCGACCCGGTACTCCGTGTACGTCAGGTCCGCCCAGTGGATGCGCAGCACCTTCCGTGCGCGCAGGTACGTCCATACCTTGGCCGCCGTTATCGCGCCGGTCGCTCGCGGAAACAGAAGCTCCGCCCGCTCTTCGCCTTCCAGTTCCTCGTGATCGCTGACGTCGATGAACTGCGGCACGAACGCCTGACGGGAGGCGCCATTGCCTTCGACATCTGCCCAGATCTCGGCACGCCGTGCCCAGGTGACATGGATCGGATCCCTCGGGCAGGGTCCGGGGATAATCTCGATGCAGACTGTATCGAACGGACCGTACTCGCAGCCGTCAAAGGCGCGGACATAGAGGATCAGCTCGCCAGCCGGGATGCCGGCCATGCTCCACGGAGTGTCCGTGTCCGGCTGGATAGTCCCGAGCGCGAAGATCTCAACCAGTGTCGCGCCGCCGTCGGCACTGTAGTAGACCTCGTACGTCAACGGGTCAGAGTCCGGGTCCGTCGCGGCGCTGAAGTTCAGCGTGATCGTGGCCGGCGCGCTGAACACCTGGCCGGCGAACGGCTGCACCCAGACCGGCGCTGTCGGTGGACTGTTTTCATCGATCGTGAAGCTGTCCTCGGCGCTCGTAGTTGGAGAACCGTCGACGGTGATCGTGGCCCGCCAGATGTAGTCACCGGGCGGGAGTGCATGCGGGCCGAACGTCAGCAGGTCGGCGGCCTGATGGCCCGTGTCGAGCACCGGGCTGGCAAAGTACGGATCGGACGCGGAGGCGATCTCCCAGCGTGTCGTCGAGTGCCCGGGTCCGTACGTGCCGCCCGGTGGCGTGATGTCGAGCGTGACCTCGTCGCAGACGACGGTGTCGGCGGTCGGGATGACAGTCGGGATCGGGATGCCACCCGGGCCGGGGCTACAGGTCGAGGACGACAGCACCCGAACACAGGCCGCCCGCGCCGCGATCGCGCCATCGCCGGCCGTCGCCTGGTTGACGCGCCCGAACGCTATCCCGCATCGCCCGCAGTCGAACGGGTACCCCAGATCGATCGTCTCATCGACATCCCACGAGCCGTCATAGTGCTGCGTCCCAAGCCCGACACTGCCGCCATGGCCGAGCCCGATTTGCAGCCGCACCTCGTTCGGCGTGCCGATCGGGTCCGGCTTCGTGAGTCTGACGGTCAGGCCGCGGAAGAATGGCGTGTTGCACTGCGCCGGCAGGCGCGTCCGCATGTAGAGGTCGGTGCCGCCCCCAGAGTGGCCACCGTGCGCGCTCGCGTTCTTCGCGAAGCCATAGACAAGTTGGGACGTGCCGGAGCCGTCGTAGGGGTAACCGATCGCGAAGCCACCGTTCAGAGCGCATGGCATGACGCTCTGTATGCGTATACCTGCGAAGAATCCCGTTGTCGTGGCCGACGCATCCTGCCCGGACACGCCGATGACAATGCCGCCGACCCAGCCTTCGGCCGCGAACTGCTGCTGCCACCACGCGCCGCCATCCGCCCACGAGTCACCGATGACGGCTGTCACCTCGACTTCATCGGCATCGTCCAGAACACTCGCGGAGGGGCAAAGAGCCGTGAGCGGCATGACGGCCGCGCCGCCGGTCAGCAGCGAATAGACGTACGAGCCAGCCCTGTGAACCTGGCCGGCACCCCAGAACCGTTCCGTGAGCGCGCCACAGACGACGAGCGTGCCCGTCTGGTCGACGATCGCTTCCGTGTATGCGTTCTCGCCGGTCGATGGTACCTCGAGCCAGAAGACCAGCCGCGTGCCGTCCGTGTACGCAGTCGTGTTGAACGCGAGCGCCGAGACCGTCGTCAGGCTCGCGAGCTGCGTCCAGTTCGCGCCGCGGTCGTCTGACACATACCAGTTCGCCGGTGCACCGACCGGCTGGATCTGTAGCTGATACGAAGCGCCGCTGATGGACTCACCGAACTCCGGCGTGATGAACCGTTGGCCGATGGACAGGTACGGCGCGCCGGCTGGCGGCGGTACCGGCAACGTCGTGAACGACTTTGCGATCTGTGCCGGCTGCCAGCCTGCCGCCGTCCGGACGGTGATGCGCGCCAGGTATGCGGTCGATGCAGTTAGCCCGCCAGCCGTGTGCAGGTAGCGGCTCGCGCCCGCGTCCGACTGGTCATAGACCGGACTCGTGAACGCCGTATCGGCCGGTGTCGTGATCTGGTAGCGTATCTCGAGGATCGCCGCATCCTGTTCGACGCTGAACGCGGCTTCCGTGTCCGATGCCGCGGCGACCGACCAGTTGTATTCCACTGGCGGCGAACCCGTGCCGGCGTCGAAGTGCGCTTCGATGCGCGCGTCGGAAAGGGCACTCTGGTACGCGGCGAGCCGTCCGAAAAACTGGCTCATGCCGTCGCCGTACCCGGTTAGCCCACCGAAGAACAGCGCGTTACTCGAGCCGGTCAGAGGCCCAGCATTGTTCTCGGCCACCTTGACGCCATCGAGCCAGATGCTGGACAGGTCCGAGGCGTGGATGCGGCGGAAGACGATATGGTAGTAGCCGCCAACCTCAATCAGGCCATCGGCGGTTGTGAGCGCGTCGTTCGTGTAATCGAGAACGATAGCGCCTGCGCTCGTGATGTACGCTTCCAGAAACCAGTGAGTAAACTTGGTTTCGCCATTGATCCAGAGATGACAGCGCGCCGCGAGCGTGTCGACCTTGAGCCAGCACTCCAGCGCAAAGTCTGCATTGTTCAGGTTCAGCGACGGAAAGAAGATGCGGGCGAAATCACCCTTTATGGACGTCCCGTTAAGTTCGCTGAGAAGGACTGTCGGCTGGCCGTACTGAGCGGGGGAACCACCGGCGAAGAAATCGAACGTCGTGGCGTGACGGGCATTGCCCGATGCGTCCTGCGGCAAGCCCGACACTTCTTCGCACTTCCAGTATCCCCAGGGGCTGTCGGCCGCCACTTCAGCGTCGTACGCCACTACTCAGCCGCCCGCCTGTAGATCGCCTGCGCGCTATTCGGCGTCTTCGTGATCTCCAGCGTCGGAAACGCACCCGCCACCGTGGTGCCGTGCTGGGGGTCCAGCGTGATGAAGTCCGACGTCGTCGAGTCAATCAGCATGTCGGCCGCGTCTGCGCCATCCAGCGTGATGAGCTGGTTGTAGCTGTCGATCGCGAGCGTCTGGCCGGAAGGCACACTGCCGGTGATCTGGGTACGGCCCTGCTCCGTGCCGCTTGAGTCCCGATAGATGATGTCAAAGTCAGGACCGACCGGACCGACGACATTGATCAGCGGATAGACGAGCCCCGTCCAGAGCGGGCACTGCGCGGCGGCGCTCGTGAACGTGACCGTCGTCTGCGTGACGGCGTAGGCCAACGGGTCGCCGCAGAGGAACGTCAGCGGCAGCAGGACAATGCGCTGCGTATGAACCGGCGCGAGATGGTTGGCGTCCGGCCGCTCGATCCGGCCGGTGTAGTAGCGAGTGTCCTGGTCGCCGAAAACGATCTGCACATCCCGCCGGGCAATGCGCCACTTCAGTTCGTCCAGCTGCGTCAGCAGCGTCGTGTGCGCCGTGCTGCCGTGGGCGACGTTCAGGTCGCTGGCGAGTACGATCCTGCGTTCGCGAGCCTGACCCTGCGCGTCCGCGCCCATGTACAGCGCGCCATCACGACCAGGCATGTACGCCAATGCGTGGTCACGAAGCAGCCCAGCCCGCGTGCCCGGCGCGTCCGCGATCCGCAGCCCGAAACTGCTGACATCGGTCCCGTCGATCGTGTGAACGAGGCTCATCCGCGGAGCTTCCCGACAGCGCGACGGTAGTTGACCGTCCGGTTGCCCATCTGGTGGTCGGTCTGCTCTTCAGCCAGCCCGCGCCGGAACCCGACAGCAACGTTCTCTCCGAGTTCCTGCTGCGCACCGGGCGTCGTCAGCGGCGGGATCTGCGTGCCGGACACGTAGACTTCGAGCTTGCCGATGGAGATGCCGGCCGACTGCGCGCTCGTGGTGGTCGGAGCGGCCGGGACAGGCAGGTTCGTCGGGATCGTGCCGCCCGCAGCCGTGAGCAGGCCGTAGATGCCTTCGTACGTCCTGCGCGTGTTGAGTTCGATCGAGGAGAGTTGCGCGACGACGATGTTTGCAGACGCTTCGGTGATGACGCGCTGGACCTGGAAGCCGGCCGTCGCGCCGCCCTCGCCTGTTTCCTCGCTGATCTCGTCGAGGGCCGCGTCGATACCGAGGATCAGCTCTCGGAGCTGCTCGCCGGTCAGGTCGCCCAGCAACGCCGGATCCAGCTCGGCGGTCAGAATCAACCGCGCGACTTCACGCGTTCGGGCTTCGAGTTCCGCCCGGCCTTCGGCGGTGGACGGATCGATGCCGGCGAAGAACTTGCGGAACAGGTCAGGAGCGTTCTTCGCGAGAAGGTTCAGCTCATCCTGCGCGCGCTCAGCCGCGGACGCCGTCTCGTCGAAGACCTCGCGTTCGAACTCGCGCGCGGCGCGCTGCTCGTCCAACGAGTTGCCAAAGCCCACGACGGCGTCCGTGGCGATTCCGAGTGCCTCGCCCAGTGCCTCCAACCCTTCGGAGGTGATGAACCCCTCTTTGTCGAACAACTCGATGCCGAGGTCTTCCGCAAGCGCCTTCAGTTCGGCGAACGAGATGCCCTGGCGTGCGAACGCTTCGACAGCACGACGCCCGGCCGGACGGGTCCGACTTTTCAGCCCCTTCTCACCCGAAATGAGGTCGTCGATCACGCCCGTGTCGCGGATCTCCTCAATGGCGCGCTGGGCGCCTGTAAGAAGTCCGCCCGAAAGCTGAAACCCCTCGAACTCCAGTCGCAGCCGATCAATTGCCTCGGTGTTATTTTGGATCGCTTCTTTGCGTTCGTCATCACCGCCGAAGAAATTGCTGAGTAGCGACGCACCCGCTCCTATGAGCGACGGGATCGCGGAGATATCGCCGCCGGCGACTCGGGCGATTGCGGCGCCGAGCTGCGCAATGGACTCGAGTGTCTTTGCCGCCTCGCTGTCGATCAGGCCGAGTGCTTCGGCTACCTGGATCGCAGACCGGGCGTATTCTTCGAGCTGGCGGGCCTCATCGCGGATCTGACGCAAGCGCTCTTCTGCCGCACGCTCCGCTTCCTTGGCTGCATCCGTCTGTTTCTTGCCTTCGTCCTCAGCGGCCTTCGCCAGATCCAGCATCGCCTTTTCGGCCATCTGCAGCAGCTTCACGTACCGTTCGCGGGCCTTGCTGGCCTCCGGCAGCATGTCAGCCTCGGCTTCAATGCCATCGATCAGCGCGCGCAGTCCGTTCAGCAGCGGAACGACGTCCTCGGCGGCCTCGATGTGTGCTTCGCCGTAGGCGCGGATCTGGTCCTCGATCTCCATCGCGCGGCCCTCGGCCTCGATGGATTCGCGGATGCTGGCGAACTTCGCAGCGGTGTCATCGTCGATTCGGCCGAACGCGGCAATCCACTCGCGTTCCAGCTTGTCGAGCTGGAGCAGCGATTCGTCGACGGCCGAGCGGGTAAGCTGAGCGAGCTCGCGGGCGAGCTGTTCCTGCAACCGAGCACGCTCGGCGGCGATGCGCGCGGCTTCGCGGGCAGCCTTCTCGGGATCGCCGGACTCCTCGTCTGACGCGCGTCCGAGCCGTCCGATCGCGGCGGCGGCAGCAGCAGCACCTTCCTTCTGCGAGTCGGCGATTTGCTGGAGCGCCGTCATTGCGGCCCGGTCACCGCGAGCGGCCAGCGTTTCGAGTTCGAGCACGAGCTTGGAAATCTCGGCACGCGATCCCGCCAAGTCCTGCTCGGCCGCCCTGGCAGCCCGGCGCTGCTCGAGGAACTCCTCGAAGCCCGCGCCCTCGACGCTCAACCCGAGAATGCCGAGCGTGCCCTTCGTCTGGAACTTGGCGAAACCGAACAGGAACTTTGCAACCGGATGCGTGGCAATCCGGTTTGCGCGGTCGATCATCAGGTCAACGAGCGCACCGACGTGGTCCGCCAGGTTTTCGATCAATACGGTCGAGTTTTCCGCGCCAACGCCGATCCGCTCGAACAGTTCCGCGAGCTTCGGGGACTCGACGATCGCTTCGGCCATGGCGTTACGCGCGTTCTCGACGAACGCAGCGAACTGCTGCATCCGGTCGCCAGCCGTGAGTGTGTCCTCGCCAAGCCGTGCGGTCCTGGATCCCAGCCCGTCGAGCACGGCAGCCAGCCGCGCCGCGACCTTCTCGTTTTCGGTCAGTTCGCGCGTGACGCCCAGCACGTTTCGCGCGTACTTCTCGTACTCCTCGTTGAAATTGATGACGATGCCGAGTTCGGCGAGGAGCCCGCGCCGGCCCTTCGCGATCGCCTCGATCAGGAGTTCGAAGGACTCGCTGGCGTCCCTGCCGAGAGCGCGGCCCAGCCGGCGGGCGCCTTCTGCGAGTTGGCCAAGCTGTTCGGACGTCGCGGGCAGGCCCGACTGGAGCGCGGAGTTCGCGCTGGCCATGAGATCGAGGTCCGACGCCGTCGAGCGCGCGGCCCGTCGAAGTGCTTCGAGTGTCCTGGTCGGGTCCAGCCCACTGCTGATCGAAAGTTCGCCAAATGACTGGCGCGCGATCTGAACGGCGCCGCCGCGCTCCAGGGTCTGACGGATGCCTTGCGCCATGCGCGAGAACACCGCGCCGACCTTGTCTGCGATGAACGTGAACGCGCCGACAATGCCGAACGCGATGCCGCCACGAATCAGACTCGGCAGGTTAGCCAGGTTGTCGATGAATCCGCGCTTGATGTCCTTGCCGGTGCGGGTGCCGGTTTCCGCCACGTTCCGCAGCGACCGCTGAAGCTTTGTGAACTCCTCGGTGTTGTCCTTTCCGGCCTTCCTCATCTGCTTCAGCGCTTCGAGGATGCCGGCGTTGAACTCCCTACTGAAGTCGCGGGAAATCTGGCGGGCCTGATTCTTGTCGATAATACCCTTGGCCAACGCCTCCTTGAGTGCGCCCTGCCGCTTGCGCAGCTCCTCCTTCATCTCCTTCAGGATCGCGTCGGCAGTTTCGGTCGCAGCGCGACGGCCGATCTCCTTCATATCGCGGAGGTCGCGCTGGAAGGCCTCGAGCGGGGCTCGTACCGGGATGCGGAAGCCGCGGGAGCGTGCCATCTACTCCCCCAGCTCGCCTTCGGTGCGCTTGACGAGCGCGTCGATGCGACCGCGCGCAGCTTCCACGGCGGCGTCGAGATGTGGCCGGGGCGCGATATCGTCGCGGCCTTCGTCCAGCGCGAGCGCGAGCGGGAAGCCGTCGGAGTGTTCCGCGGGGCTGAACGCGTAGGCGACGACAGCATCGTCATAGACGACGGCCGGCGTGTGCTGCCAGCTGCGGTGATACTTGCCGGTCGGCGAAGCGGGGAACTCTCCTGGCTCCGATGCTTCGGGCTGCAGCTGGATCCGGGCGCTGACTTCCTCATCGACGATGGCGGCGCCGATCCCGATGATCGGGGCGAGCTGCGATGCTACGAGCCGCGTCATGCCGGCGATATCGATCTCGAACGATGCCCGCTCAGCCATCGCCCGCCTCTATCTCACGCTCGATCTCGGTGCGGACCGCGCCCTGACCGAGTCGACCGAAGATCCAGCGCTGCGCGCGGCCGGGCAGCCAACGCCACGGCCACCGAATCGACCACGTCACGAACGCGACGAGCGTGATTGCGCTCAACCGGTCCGGCTCAAGACCGAGTGCTGCGGCCTGCGCGGCGAAGCGGCGCTCCTCGAGGCGGACGCTCATCCGAACGCATCCTCCAGCTCCTTCGCCTCGGCCCCCTTCACGGCACCGGCACGGATCAGCGTGAGGAACTGGGCGAGGTCGTGGTTCTGAAGCGTGGCGGGCGGGAGTCCGAGTTTCGGCTCCCACGCGGCGAGCAGCGACTCGAACCCGAACTCAGCCTGATGATCGCGGCCCTGTCTCTTCGGCTCCGGCTGCTTGCCGAGACGGTCGTAGCGGCCCGGGCCCGCCTCGAGCAGCGCGAGCAGCAACCGACCCTCGTCGGCCGCCGTGACCTCGCCCCACCACTCTGGTGCCTCTTCGGGGACCGCGGCGCGGCCGGACTCCGACAGAGCGTTCGCGAGCACGCCGCGGAGCTGATATTCCCACTCCACGCCAATTGCCTCGGACAGCCGAACGAGCGCGCGACGTCGGCGCCGCGGCATCCGGCGAGTGAGCATTGCTTCGATGCGATCGAGGTCCTGGCCGAGCTGATTTCGCCGACGTTCGTGCCGCGCGAGCGCGATCATCGCCGCGCGGGACCGGGACGTCGCGAGTACGACGCGGCCGGCGATCCGAACGGGCACCGGCTCGCGGGAGATCAGGAGATGGGCGGTGACTTCCTTCTGTGCGTCGGCGCGAGTGAGGCCATGCTCCCAGACGTGCCACATTCCGACGAGGTGGCGCCAGCGGATGAAGCACTGATCCGGATCGTCCAGAGACAGGGAGCGCAGGACAGACTCGTCCGCGTCGCTGAACTCGCCCTCCTCGAACTGGAGTCGGAGGATCCGTTCCCGAAGCACTGCCATGTCACGGATACGAGCGTGCGTGAGGGGGTAGGGCACCGACTCGCGCCGGCGCTCTCCCCCCGCAGCAGCGAACGCACGCTCGAACCCGATCTCCGCCACGGGATCACGAAGACGCGAGATCGCGGATCGTCAGGACGGACACGCCGGCCGTGTTCGGGTTGAGGATGCGCCACGTGGCGTTCGGTACCATCCAGCCGGTCTTCGACTGCGCGAGCGGGCCGACGTCTGTCAGCTTGCATCGCGGAGCGGAGACGCGACGGACCGACGCGAGCGCGCCGGCGCCGAGGCTGTAGATCTCACGGACCTCCTCGCCGATGTCGTCCTGGTCGAAGCGCAGCACCTCGTCCGTGCTCGCCGACAGGTCGCCGGTGAAAGCCGTATCGGGCATGCCGAACATGCGACCGATGTTCTGGAGGGCGCCGTCGATGCCGTTGATCGCCAGCGACATCGAGACCCGCGAGATCCCGGTGTCTTCCTCCATCTTCGACTGAGAACTGAACAGGTCGACCGAGGTCACGTTCATCTGGATCTCGACCGCCTCTTCTGCCGTCTTGCCCCACGGGACGTCGACCGGACCGGCCGCGACGTGACCAACCTCGGAATGCCCGCGCGTGAAAGCGTTCGCTGCTGCCGCCATTATCGCCTCGCTGTCAGACTGTGGAACGAACCGAAGCCATCGCCACCCGTGCGTCGGCCAACTCTGCTGCTCGCCTCAGTGTTGCGTCGTCCGGAATGAACGCGTGGTAGTTCGCACTCGGTCGCAGCATCTCCTCGTGCAGCCGAGACCACGGGCCCTCCCAGTACGTCCGCCACTCTTTCCACCGCCGGCCGAGCCGCAATTCCCTGCGGAATGGTCGGATCGTCTCTGCGCGCCCCTCGGGCGGGTCGTCCGTCACGAGGATCACGACGCGCACCCGCTGCGGCCGCTGATGAATCGACTCCGCCGTCTGGAGCGCGTGCGCGAACGCACCATCCTCGAGCTCGAGGATTCGCTTCGGCCTGCGGCGGATCACGTCGCGGAGCGGTCTCATGCGGCCGCTACCTGCCAGAGCCGGCGGCGCCGGATGAGGCGACTCGGTGGATCGGAGCCCTCGAGACACACGCTCGAGACGTAAATTCCGCGCGCCGTGTCGAACCACGTCGCCGCGTTCTCGTCCGGGTAGAGCAGTGCCAGCATCTGGTCATCGATCGCGTTCACGGTTGCGAGTCCGCGATCCGGGTCGGCCGCGTCCGCCGGTATGTCCCAGGTCTCGCTCGCGATGATCACGTACTCCGGATCCGCCGAGCGTGGCACAATCGCCGTCGTCATCCACGTGACGCGCGGCAGGTCGTCCCGACTCGGCTTCAGGAGCAACTCGTCGGGCCAGCCGTGTACGAGCCGGACCGTGCCGTCGGAATCCAGCCCCACGAGGCTCTCGAACGTGGCGTCGCCTGCGAGCCGATCCACCCACGCGAGCGTGAGGTTGCCGAGCGATGCGTTGACCGGGCTCATCCGAACTCGTCATCGGTTTCCTCGAGTTCGCCCTGCCAGCCGCCGCGGGCTTCCACGTTCCAGGCGTTCCGGACGAGGAAGCGCCGACCGTTGAGCGCGGTGTTGACGTCGCTGGTCACCAGCGCGCCGTCGTCCTGCTGAAGATCGAGGCCCTCGTTGCCGAAGCCGGCCCAGACCGATCCGCCCATTCGCCCGAATTGCTCGCGCGCAACCGACCCCGTCTTCGACTGCAGATCGAACGGCACGTCCGTCGCGAGCGATGTGTAGCTCCGGCGATGCTCGCGATACGCGGTCTTCCCGCCGGCCGACGGCCGGAAGATCGAGATGCGGAGCGGAGCGTACCGGAGCGTCATGCGTCACTTGTTCGTGCGTCGCCGCGTCCGGCGCGTGGTCGGCTTCGGCTCGGCCGCGGCCGGCGGCGCGGGTGGTTCGTCGATCGGTTCGCGCACGGCCGGCAGCTCAGCCTCGACAGGCCGGCTGACGACCTCTTCGATTAGCCGCGCGCGACGACGCTGCAGCAGAGCCAGCGCATCCGCTCGACGCATCGGTACTGGTATGTCGAGGTGGTCGGGCCCGTACACCACGCCCTGCCACACGACGTTCGCCGTGAACCGGACTTGCACCTGATCGGTCGACTTGTCCGGAACCGATGTCAGTGTCACTGCAACCTCCCTGTTTCGTGATCCGCCGAGGCCCGGTCCCACCGAAGCGGGACCGGGTTTCAGTCAGACGGCTCAGGAGAGCTGGAGATTCGTCCCGATGCAGAATGCCTCGGGGTAGCGAACGGCCGCGTCCGCGATCAGGAAGGTCGTGATCACGATGAGCCCCTGGCCGGCGAGCGTGTACGGGTCGACGATCAGTTCCATCGCGCCCCACTCGCCGATGAGCAGGTGCTCCCACGCGCCGAAGATGATTCCGTGCTCGGCACCGGACCCGAGCGTGCTTGAGAGCTGGTTCGAGGCGAGTGCGCGGTATCCGTTCATTTCGCCTTCGAGAACGGTGCCGGTCCAGAGCGGCATGCCGTTCGTCGTGGCGAACACCTCGGTCTTCTTCGCGACACCGCGGACGCGCGGCGTGGTGACGTAGCCCATGCGACCGATGTCGGCGTTGTCCGCCGCGATCTCGGTCTCCATGTCCACGACCTTCGCGTACGTGATCACACCGTTGAACGCGACCGCGTTCACGCCGGACTGGTTGTAGATGCCCGTCGGTTCGTTGCCGCCCGCCCCGTGTAGCGCGGCCAGGTCGAGACCGATCGCCGAAATCGCGGCCAGGTCAGAGCGGACGAGCTGCTCGGTGTTGATGACGGACTGTGCGAGCAGTCGGCGGGAGAACGAGGTGCGGCTGGTCCCGTCGTTCGGACGGAGCTCCACCGACCCGGTGACCAGGTCGCTCAGCGCGACGTTGGTTCCCGGGTTCTCTGCCCGCCACGTGAACGTTCCCGCCGCCGTCTGCTTCGGGAAGTCGACGTTGCCCTGCAGGCCCGGCAGGAACGTCGCGCCCATGCGCGTCGTCACCATCCGGTTGCGCAGCATGTCGATGAAGCTGCCAGCCTCGGTGAAGACGAGCTCGGCGCCGGACGTCGCACCGCCCGCCGTCAGCGTCGCGCCCGGACGCCGCGGGTCCTCGTAGCTGCGGTCGAACTGGCGGGCCGTGCGTGCGGCTGCGGCGTGGTACGGGTCCGGCAGCGCCCGCAGTCCCGTCGGGATGATGACGCTGTTGCCGCGGAGCTTGCGGCCGCCGCGCGACTCATAGCCGAGCGACTTCTGCGTCTCGAGCATGACCTCGCGCTCGAACTTCGCGTCGGACCAGTCGCCATCCGCCGCAGCGTTGATCGCACGGACCACGCTGAATTTCAGCTGGTCCTCGGCGGTCCAGTCGAGGAGCTGCTTCGGCGGCGGTGTGCGGAACGGCTGGCCGTCGGACTGCGCCTTGACCTTCAGGATCTCGGCACTGACCTGATCGACCGACAGGCCGGCGTCGATCCAGCCCTCGGCCTTGTCGGCCATGCTCCACTCCTGGCAGAGGGCCATGATGCCCTTCGCGCGCTGGCGCTCCGCGGCGGTCGCCTCGACTGCCGTGATTTTCGTGGCCCCACCCGGGGCCGCAGTGACCTGATCGGCCATGCTGGTCTCCTCGGCCGCGGGGGCCGTGTTGAGTTCGGGGGTAGGCTGATCGGGCACGGCCGCTACCCCCTCATCGGCCGCGTCGTCTTCGTCCTCGTCCTCAGTCTCCGGCTCGTCATCATTGAGCGGATCCGGCTCATTGTCGGGCATGTCGGCCGCGTCCGGATCGTCCTCGTCATCGGTGTAGTCGCCGGCTCCCAGCGTGACGACCGGGACCGGCAGCACAACGCGCTCGGCGATGATGCCGTGCGCTTCGATCTCGGCTGCGATCTCGATCGAGCGGGATTCGGGGATGGCCGCGGCGAGCTTGCGCGCTTCCTCGGTCGCGGCCTTCGCGCGGGCTTCGGCGAGTGCGTTCGGCTCGACGCCGAGCTCGGAGAGGACCTGCTCGAGCGTGGCGACGCGGTCGGCGAGGCCTGCGCCGACCGCGCGCTTCGCCGTCAGCACATCGCCCTGGCCATAGCCCTTCCGGACAGCATCGGGCGTGGTGCGGCGGTTGCGCGCGACGGCCGCGACGAACTGGTCGTAGTAGTCGTCGACCATCGTCTGCATGCGCTCGCGGGCACCGTCCGGCAGCGGCTCCATGGAGTTCGCTTCGGCCTTGTGGAGGCCGGCTCGGATGATCGTGTTCCTGATGCCCATCGCCGCGTCCATCTCGCTGAACTCGGTGTGGACCCAGAGCACGCCGATCGAGCCGACCATGCCGGACGGGGTGATCACGATTTCATCGGCCGACGAGCCGATCCAGTACGCGGCGGACGCCATCAGCGAGTTCACGACGGCCACGATCTTCTTCTGGCCGCGGGCGGCGTAGATCTTCTCGGCGAGTTCCGGAACGCCGCTGACGTTGCCGCCCGGTGAGTCGACGTCGAGCACGATCGCGCGGACGTCCTGGCTGTTCAGCGCGGCGTCGATCTGGGCGCCGAGCTTTTCGGTCGACGTTCCGCCGCTGTACTCGGTCAGCATGTTCGCGCGCTGCGTGATCGAGCCGGTCACGGGGATCACGACGACGCCGCCGCGGGACTGCACCTTCCCGTTCCGGCTGCTCGATGTGAGAGCGCGTACTTCATCGGCCGAGAGCGATCCGCCCGCGGCGCGCAGCTCGAGGAAGGCGCAGATCTCTTCGAGCTTCGATTCCTGGATGGCCCATGCGGTCGAGCCGAAGGCGGACAGCAGCCGCCTCGGATTGTCGATCATCCGTGCCTCCCGTTGCCGTTGGGCTGGAGGTGCGCGAAGAGGCGGCTGTCCATGAGCCGGGCGCGCAGCGATTCGGGCAATTCGTCAAACGCTTCGCTGTCGGGCTCGGCGTTCTCGTTCGACGAATTGCTGGTGTCCGTCGAGAGCGTCACGCCGATCTCCGCCGCGAGTGCCTCCTCCATCGCCAGCTCGGTGAGGATCTCCTCGAAGTCGCGGCCCTGTTCGGCGGCGAGGCGCGTTCGGCTGTTCAGGCCCATGCGGATCTGCAGCGCGTTCGCCTTCGAATCCTTCTCCGGGTCGACCCACGGGAAGCCGCGCGGCAGGAACCGGTGACGGAGCCACCGGGCGCGATTGCGGTCGGGCAGCTGCAGCGCGCCCGAGAGCTGCGCGTACGCGAACCATGTCCGGTAGACCGGCGTGCAGAAGTGGGTGATGTCGTGCTGCTGGAGCCGGCGCCACGCGTCGCGCTCGTTCAGCAGGCCGGCACGGATGGAGGAGAAGTTGACCTGCGTCAGATCGTTCGCCAACGATGCGTAGCTGACGTTCAGCCCGTTCGCGATGCCCCGGATCATCGCCTTGTGAAACTCGTTGTACGCGTCGTTCGGATGCTTGGGGTCGCGCTCCTGGTACTCCCAGCCGGGCGGCAGCGCGTGATACGACAGCGGCTCGACGTCGACCGAGTATTGCTGGTCGGCCTTCGGAGCGTTCGGGTCCTGCGCGCTCTCGGGTGAGCGTGTGAAGAAGCCGCCCTGCGCCGCGGCGCCACGCATCCCGACGACTTCGGCCTCTTCGTAGCCGTGAATCATCCGCAGCTTGAACAGCGCCGGCGCAAACCACGGGACGCCCCGTGTCTGACCGGCGCGCAGCCGCTTGTAGTCGTGGATGATGAACTCGGCCGACTTGCGTTCGCGGGCGCGGCTCGTGAAGCCGCTCTCGGCCGGGTGGCGGTCGTAGAGCCAGTACGCGACCGGGCGGCCCCAGACGTCGATCTCGACGCCCATGCGAATCTCGTTCTGGCCGGGGCCTCGGTATTCGCTGTACTGCTCGTCGAGCTGGTCGGGATCGAGGATCTGGAGGGCGAAGCCGAACGCGCGGCCCGCCATCGGCACCATGCGGACCAGGTACTCACCGTCCTGAGCACGCGTCCGCGTGTTCAGTGCGAGCACTTCGGCGAACGACATGCCACCGTCGACGGTGCAGTTCGCCGGTTCAGACCATTCGTGCCACGCGTCCTCGATGCGCTGATTGATGCCGCGATCGAGCATGTTGTCCGGCCGCTTGACCGTCGCCTGCAGCCGCATGCCGTGCTCCCCGATCTCCTGCTCCTCGAGGAGATGCAGGTATTTCGTCGCGAGCTCGTTGTTGCGGGCGAGTTCTCGCGAGCGGGCCCGAAGCTGTCGCAGATCGGCGCGCGTCTCCTGATCGGCCGACTGGATCGAGGCGAGCACCCAGTCCATCGTGAACCGATTCGAGACAGCGCCCTGGTAGGCACTGCTGCCGCCAGTGAACGCCGCGGGAGCGCCGAGCTCGGCTGCAGCGCGGAACGGGTTACGCATCGCGCTTCTCCGTCCGGCTCAGGCGGTCGAGGCCCTCGACGACAACGGCGCGGATTGGCTTGAGTCCGACGAGCACCAGCAGCACCAGGCCGGCGCTGAACCGCCACGTCACAGGGGACGTCAGGGAGGCGATCGCCGACGTCGTGAGGGCCCAACCGGCGAGCGCCAGACCAGCCGTCGACCACTCCCGGATCCATCCCTTTATCCGCTCCCCCCGAACCGGCTGGATCTGGCGCTCTGCAACCTTGCGCGCGGGGCTAGACAAACTGCCCCCTGACGCTCTGGAACAGCTTTCCGGTGCGCTGCTGGCGGACTTCCTCGCGCCAGTAGCCGAGCTGTTCCATGAGATACTGGCGATCGATCGCGGCCGTCTCTTCCTCGCGGTCGCCCTGCTTCCACCGCCGCACGGCCTGCGTCGCACTTGTCGTCGACAGCGCGAGCAGCTCAGTCTCGATCTTCGCGACCATCTGCTCGGCGAACGTGCCGGACGGCGTGCCCTCGACGGGATCCGGCTCGACGGTGATGTAGCTGTCGTGGACGATGAAGCGTTCGCCGGACGTGAGCTCGACGCGGCCGACGAGACGGTAGAGGCCGGGCGGGTAGTCCTTGGAGGAGTTGCCGGTATGGCGAAGCTCGAACTGGTCGTCCGCGCCAGCGGACGTCGTGAGAACGATCGCGGCCGCCGCACCCTGGCGCAGGAAATACGTGAGCTCCCACCCGACGCTCGGGAGGTGGTCGCTCAGGTACCTGTCCCACTGCCAGCTCTCGCCGGCTACCAGCCGGGTCGGCTCGACCGTCGGGATCGTCTCATGCGGCACGCGCTACCGCCAACGTGAGAGGGGGCGCCCCCATTCCCCCGACCCAAGCGGTCGAGAATCAGGGAGCGCCCCCCTCTCACTGCGGAAGCGCAGAAGCCGCCCTCACGGCTACATCGTACGCCTACACGTTATCCACAACGCTCGGTGTTGCGCAAGTGCCATCAGTAGCCGTTGAGCCAGCGCGACGCCGAGGTGTTCAGGCGTGGCGGGCGTGCGTGCGAGGGCACGGCATGCGCGTAGTCGGCAGCCCGGATCAGCACGACATGCTTGCAGCGGACGCGCGGCCGCACCTCGTGCTGGCAGATGAAGTGCGTGACAACCTCATCCGGCGGCAGCTGCTCGGCGAACTGGCGCATCCGGGCCGTCGTGCGATGCGGAGTCTGACTGTGGCAGCCATCGCACTCGACCGGCAGCGCGAACCATTGCGTCATTCGATTCCCCCTCAGAATCGGTTGGCCCACGAACCGCCGACCGCCGCCGCGGCTTCGGGTTGCTCCGGCTTCGATGGCGGCTTCGGCGGCTTCGACCATTCGTCTGCGCGGCTCTTGAGTTGAGATCTCACGGTCGGGCCGAGCGTATGGAGTGCGGCAAGGCCCAGAACGTACAGGTCAATCGCCTCGTTTCGTCGCTCGATCTGCACGAATTTCGCCCGGTAACGCCCCGCACTTCGCTTCTCTTCGCGCTTCTCTGCACGAAACTGCTGGATGAAGTTCGCATCCGCGCCCATCGGGAACGCGACGGGCAGATGGATGTAGCCGGGCGCCGCCAGGCCCGGCTCCGGCTGCTTCATCTTGAGTCGCTCGAACAGCGAACTCTTGAACGAGTCGACCTGCACGGTCCAGGGCATCACGCCGTACTTGTTTGGCCGCTCGGCGCGCGAGAGCACGTTCTTCGCGCGGGTATCGTAGCCCAGCATCGCCGACACGCCCTCGGACTCCTTGCCGCGGACGTACGGATAGACGACACCGGGGCCTTTGTGCCGTGCGTCGACGCCGACAGGCCAGATCAGGACTTCCCGCCCACTCTCGTGCAGCCATTTGCGCTGCCGGATCGCTTCGATCGTCGCAAACGTGCCGGCCGTCTCCGGGTCGCCGTAGATCCGCTCGTGATAGACGAGCCAGCATTCCTCGCCTGTGCCCCACCCCCACACGGCCCCTTCGATCCAGTCCGCCTGAACGTCCACGGACATCGACAGGATCCCGACACCATGCGGCACGTCGACCTCGCGGCCCCCTTCTTCGATCGGGCGACGCCAGTTCTCACGGCGCGACTCGAGGCGGCTCGTGGATATGTCTTCGTTCGACTCGGTGTAGACCTCGGCGAGAACCGTGTTCACGAAGCCACGCCGTGCGACCGGATCCGGGTACACGGTGAGCCACTCGTCGACGAGCTTCGGCCACTCGGATCCGGCAAGCGTGACGGACAGCGCGGAGAAGTGGAAGCCGTATGAACGAGCGGACCCGTCTCGCACCGGTTCGCCGGCCTCCGTCAGATACTTTCCCTGCGGAATAACCGCGTGCTTCTCCTCGTCGTAGAACACGCAGCCGTTCACCGCACAGACGTAGTACGCCGTTTCCGGGTTGCCGCGCTCCCACTTGATGCCGTACGGCGTGTCGCGGTCGCCCCAACGGAGGACCTGGTACTCGCCGCACTGGGGGCATGGCACGTGGAAGCGGCCGCGACGTTGGGCCTGGTCGTACAGCTTCTTGATCCGCGAGCGCTCGTGTGTCGGCGTGGAGATCCAGAGATATTGGCGGTCGGGCGAGCGCTCCGCGCGGCGGCGGGCCAGCGTGATCTGGTCGCCCTCGCTGCCAGCCGACTCGGCCCATCCGTCGACGTCGTCGCCGGCGACGATGCGGACCGTGACCATCCGGAAGCCGCGCGCCGAATTCGATCCGACGAGACCGAGCCAGCCGCCGGGGAACTGCTTCTCGAGGATCGTGTTCGCGCCATCGCGAGACCGAGGATCGCTGACACGGCCGGCGAGCGGCGGCCGCTCGAGGATCGGCG